GTTATCAATAAATTCAATCATAACAGGTATACTACTATTTTTACTAGAAAAATCAGTTTTATTATAATTTTGTGGATTTAATTTACGCAAAGCTATAGTATTTTCAACTGTTGTTTTAATTGTTTTAAAAATAATTTCAGGGCATATAATAACCATTTTGTTAACATATAATTTATTACCAGTAGTTCTGCCAATTAATTGTAAAAGCTTATTTAATTTAAGCGAATGATAAGTAGAAACAATAGCATAATCAAAATTAAAACCATCTGTATTAAATGTTATACCTCTTTCAATTGTCCAATAACCAGTAATTACAAGATTACTGGATGGATTTAATTCTCTCCATTTTCTAAGAGAGTCTCTTAATTCACCTGTAATATTATTATTTTTATTAAAATCAGTCAATAATTCTCTTGCTCCAGAAGGATAAACAAATCCTTTAAATTTTCCATTACTCAAAAAAACATTGTCTCCTTTAGATGTAAAATAATCAACGATTTCTTCATGACTTCCAACACCTAATACTTCGGTATAGATATGACCTGGAGCAAATATAATGTATGGTTTAGATTTATCAATATAATCAATTTCATTGACAATATCGCCTTCATCATTTAAAATTTGATATTTTCTACCTTCATAAACTTTTCTAATATATTCAAGAGGATTATTAGTATTATCATTAAAAGATCTAAATTCATGATCATCTATAGCTCGATAATTATTTAAATACTCAATATATGAAATATCACTCATATTATTGAGACTTTGTAAATTTAATAATTGAGTAATTCCATGCTGTTTTAACATTTCCCAAAAATCTTCATAAGGTGTAGCAGTAATAAATAGAATTCCACGAATAATATGTTCATAAACTCTGTATCTAGATAGAAATCTAGATGTAATACCCAAATTAGCATCAGGTTCATCAAAATTTAAATAAAATTTAAGTTTGGTAAAATTGAGTACATAGTTTCCACCACAAAATGTTTCAAATAATTGAAATAAATCATCAAGGACTCTTTTTTTATGAAAACAGACAATTAAAATATTTGGTAATTCACTTTTATTTTTGGCGGTAATAATTTTGCTAATAAATTGATTAATATTATTAAAATCGCTTTCTTTACTACTAGAGAGAATATCGACACTAATATCTTGATAACCGCCAAACTTATTTTTAGTACGAACTTTCCATTGTTCAGTTTCAGGTAAGCTATTATTAGTAATAATAACTTCAATTAAGTGTTCTTCCATTCCTTCCATATTTAACATGTATCTCTCAATAATTTGATTAAGAGTTTGATCGGTTTTGCCGGCAGTAAATTGTGTTAATTCATGACTGAGACCAATTTCAATTTTATTATCATCAATTATTTTTTTATTTTGTTCTTGTTTAACAACAATTTCCTCTTTAGTGAGTTTTTGTTGAGATTTATTAGAAATGATTTCATCATAAATGGCTTGTATAGGTTTATTAAGCATTACATTATACTGATTAATCAAAGATAGAATGTCAATTTTTTCAAGAACATTACACTTGAATATATTACATTTTTGAATATGTGAATTAGACTTGATATGTGCGTCATTATGGCTTTTCTGTTGGCTGTGTGTATCACAGATTTCACAATAATAAAACTTCTGGTACGAGTTCATATTAGTTATTATAACTAATATTAACTTGAATTCTTTAAGTACTTTTTTGAATAGAGTATATTAACCTAATTCACAAATACTCATACGCAAATTCGATAAAATAAATTTATGATTACCTTTTCTCTTTTTTATCTTAGAGATAAGGACTTGCGATTCATGAATACCATTTAACATTGATTGTATGTTATAATTTTTTTCAATAAATTTACAAAATTTTCTTTGATTCCCAATGGTCTTTTTAAAATCTAGCAATGATAAATTATTTTTAGAACACCAATCTAAAAATCCTTGATAATTATTTATTAATACACATTTTATTATGTAGTAAGATAGAACATTTGTATTTTCTTTATACAAATTCTCTCTAACTATAACAGAATGTTTTGAATTTGAATATAAATCTTTGTATGATAAACCCATAAAGTCAAGAGTTTTTACTAATTGAAAAAAACTATATGTCCTTTCAAAATTTATATAAAATTCTGAATTAGAGAGAAATTTGCTAACATCATTTTTATTTTTTAAACTATGGAAACTACAAAATAATGCGTTAATTATTTCAGCCCAAAATTCAGTATAAGCTTCAAAACCATTTACTTGAGAATAAACCTTAAAAATATCTAAAATACAACTATTTACTTGATCATTATTCATCATTGAAAAATCTAGACCAAAATTATGAAATGTTTCATGAATAAAAACTTTAAACCATTCTTCCTTTCTAAATACTACTATTTCTGAATCTTTTGGACATGTTGTTGTAAATGCTGTATTTACATTTATCTCATCTAACACATGAATATTTGAATTTGGTAAAGACTTCTCGAGAGAAGTAAAATAAAAATATATTGTTAATGATTTTGCGCATTCTTTTGATCCATATATATTTAATATGTATAACCACATACATATTGACTCCATATATCTATTATATAAAGCAATATCTAATTCTACATTGTGATTTTCGACAATAAAATGTACTTTTATATTTCTATCGTAGAGAGAAAAAGTGAATGAAATTTCAGACATCATCGATTCGTCTATATGATTTCTTACTATTTCAGGAAAACTTTTAGAATTAAAATTTAAAGGTTTAGTTATTTGTGTAGCAGTTAATATTTTTTTAATTGTAGTTTTATAGTGTATATTTTTCTTACAAAAATTATAGGATTCTACCATTTCATTATATAATTCTCTCAATATCATTTTTGTTTTATTTGTTTCTCTATCGTAATTCAAATGTTTATTTTTTGAAAAAAATAACATCAATTCTCTACTTTGTTTACTTAAATTCATTCTTATAATATAGTATTATTTATTTTTATATTAATAATAAAAAATTTATATATTATTAAAATACTTATATTGTATATGAAAGCATTTTCAAAAAAAAATAAGAAAAAAAATATTAACAATATTAAAAGGAGCAAAACACTCAAAAAAAAATCTAACTTAGAAGATGTTCCTATAAACTATTATTCAAAAAATTTTAAGAAGACAAAACTAATACCTAAAACAAAAATAATTAATTATATATTTTTAGGCTATAAAAATTATTTATTACAAAAAGAAATAAGTGAATCTCAAGGTAATAATGTTATAAGTTTTGATGATTGTTTTATTATAAATCCAGATTCTTTTCGTACCGGTTTAAGAAAAAATACTATTAATCTATCTTTACAAATGAATCCTGAAACACCTCTTGATAAATTAATAGCATATAGTTTCTATCTTAAACAATCATATCTATTTGAAAAAAAAAATGGATTATCTGATATTAAATTTCAAATTGGTAAAGATATTAAACGTTCTAATACAACAATAAATGGAAAAATATATAATCAAGAATATTACGGAAAATTTGAAGATAATTTTGACGCAGCTGATATGTTCTATCAAAATATCATTGATGAACTTTATAAAATTAACAATAAATATGTTAATCTTAATATGGCTAATAAGTTTGCTTTATTATCTTGTCAAAATATATTTAATCTTATCACCGATTTAATAACTATAAAATTGAATAAAATTTTAGAACCTGAAACTAATTCTGTTTTTCGTCCAACTAAGTTTTCTAATATTATTATTAATCGTGATGAAATATCGATGGTGTTAGGTTTTAAATCTAAGTTAATTATTTCTAGAGATGGTGAGCCTATGGATCCTGAATATCCTTGTGGCAATATTGAGTTTAGTTTTTATATTGATATTCTTAATAATAAATATGAATTAAAAAAATTTATATTAAGTTATGATATTAATAAATGTGGTCCTGAAATTCCAAAACAACAACATTTACCTGATGATTTAAATGAGAATAAAACCAGTTTAAAAATGGGATATATCATACCAGCTAGTATTACTGCAGCAGGATTAGTAGCAACTCCATTTTTACTTGGATCTTTAGGAGGTAATATAAACAATAATAAAAAAACAAGAAAAAAAACATAGTTACAAATAATATTATAATTAATTATATATGGATAATACTATTTTAATAATTTTAGGAGTAATTTTACTTGTTCTCATTATCTTAAATCATATAACTATTATAACAACAACAACAACAACAAATGAGCAAGCTAATTGTGCACAAACTACATTTGGATGCTGTCCTGATGGCGTTAATTCTAAGGTTAATTTTTATGGAACAAATTGTCCAAGTTATAAACCTGGACCAGGTTATTATCCTAATACACCATATATTCCTCCACCTCCACTACCCCCTGGACCTGGACCTATGCCACCAAAACCAATTGGTGGTTGTGCAGGAACCCGATATGGCTGCTGTCCAAATAATCAAACACCCAAAATTGATACACAAGGAAGTAATTGTCTTCTTAAATAATTTAGATTTTATAATACTTAAACATATAATTATATTTTATTATTATATATGCCTGAAATCAAAAGTTTTAATGTGGATATAATTCCTCCAACCCCTTCTCCTTCTCCTGTTGCTGAAGATAATTCTGTAGAAATTAGTACAACTATAGTTTCAGATATTGTCGAACAAACTTTTCTTGATTTAGTTAAAAAATCCATTGAAAATGAAGAGATAAAAAAGAAAATTTCTATTCCTATTACACCAGAAGTTACTAATGTTATTAATAATATTATCTCTCTAACTCCTAATACATTGACTGATATTGAAAAAGCCATTATTCAGATCATGAAAGATGGTAAGATTGATAGCAAAGATATTCCAAATCTTATTGTTGTTATTCAGCGAATTTATCAATTTATTTATTCTTTAAAGGATACAAAATTTGATGCTAAGAAACGTGCAGATATTACAGCAACTTCACTCAAATATCTTCTTCGTCTTTTAGTTCTGGAGAGAAAAATAAAAATTGATGAAGAAAAACGAGAAGAGTTTTTCACACAAACAGACGCTTTAATTGATTCATGTATTGGTTTATTAACTTATTCAAAGAGTTTAAAAACAAAAAGTTGTTTTAAAATATTTGGATAAATAATTATTATTAATATTAAAATATTTTTAAATTTCGGTTTTTCTAATTTTGTCACGAATTAACATAAGCTCATCAAATACTTCAGGCTCTGAACCTCTGATGAAATGTGTTAATTTAGCATCTCCAGTAGCTAACAATAAAGTTTTTAAATCTTCATTTTGAGTAAATTTAGCATACTGAGCAGCATACATTTCTCTCTTTTGTCTTTTTCCAAAGAAATCAGAATCAGCAGTAACTTCAACTGGTCTTAAAAGCTCTCCTTTAAATTTACCAGTCTTTCCACCAGCAGCTTTTGCCATAGCTGGATCTTTTGATAAATCAGTACCAGAATCTAGAGAGAAACTCAAATAGAAATCAGGATGTGTTTTCTTAAATTTAGATCCTTGATAATAATGTTCAACAGATGCCCATTTATGATTATCTAATGTAAAAGGTTGTGTCCAGAAATTAGATAATTTTTTACGCCATTGAGGTATAGAAGCTAATGTTGAATATTCACGCAATCTATCATTTGGGATTTTCTCTCCACTACCTTTTCCAGGAAGTGGTTTATCAATCGATTTTGAGTAAAATTGGAATATAATATCATCATTATATAATCCTCTTAGTTTAGACTCAGTTAAATCTTCATATTCAGCTTCTTTAATAACACTTTTTTTTTGACTTGCTCTAAATTTTTGAAAATCAGGAATAATAGCAAATGGACCAGCATTTTTTTCCATACATTTTTCATAAATCATCTTCTTTATATCATAAGGTATTTCACTAAATTTAAAAATCATTTTTTTCTTATAACCCACTAATTTATAATGAGAACCAGTATAATCAATCATTATATAAAAATCAGGTGTAAATCTTCCACGTTGCTCTAAAATTTTATCATTTAATTGACCACATTGTAGGACATTTTTTTCATCCTTTCCTTTATAACTTTCACTTGATAGAACAATAAATTTAATATTTAACAATCTCTCTAATGTTGATATAGCCCATGTATCAGCCCAAAAATCACAATGTCTTATAGCACGTTTAAATTGATCAAGATTTTCAATACCTTTCATAAATTTATATTCTTTCAATATAGCTGCTGATACTTTTTTCTCTTCAACTAATCTATCATGTTCTGCTTTAACTTCTTTTGCTTGAAGTATTATAGCTTTTTGTTCATTTCTATCAATTATTTCAGTAATTCGTTGTTTATATAATAAATATTCATTAGCTAATTCTTTAATCTTATTAGTGTCTCTTATAATAGATTTGTTATACATATCATATTGTTCTTTATAACTATCAAATATTTCTTGTGTAGCTTCTTCTGCTAATTTTTTTCTAATCTTATTGACACTAGTTTGTTGTGCTATACTAGAAAAAGCATCTCTAATTGTTGCAAATAAACAATCTCCCCCACCTTCATTATCTTGAATAGTAAAATTACGATTCTTCATAAATTTATCAACCCATGTATCCTTAGGTGATTCGTGATATTTCTCTCTAATATCTTTGGCTTGTTTTTGAGTTTCTTCGGGTAACAATGGTGGAACAGGTACACCTCTTATTTTTGTAAATATATCTTCGCGCTCAGGTGGAATATCATAATCAACAACAAATTTTTCTTCTTCTTCTTCTTTCTCTTCCTCTTCAGATTCTGTAATTTCACCTTCCTCCTTATTAATTTTATGTAATGGAACCTCTGGTTCTAATCTGATTTTATTCAAAAACTCTTTAGTAACAAATGAATATATTAATGGTTCTTCCATCTTTTCTATATCTAAGTTGTTATATTCATCAAGATAAGATAAATAATCAGAAGCTTTAATCTCATATACACCAATTTGAATTACTTTATTATTGTATTTAACTAAATAAATCGGAAAATATAATATATTTTTATCCTCATAAGTATTTTTAGAATTTCCAACAGCAATAATAACATCAATATCTTTTATTTCTAATTGATATAAATTAGCTTCCATTTTCAAATCCCCTGAGTCAACACTTTTTAATTCAGGATAACTAACATCACTATCTAGTTTTGATAATACCATTTATATAATTTATTAGAATATTTTATATTTAATTCAAAATCATTTTAAAATTTAAAATTAAATATAAATTTTCGAATTTTCAAAACATTTATTGTGTAACCAATAAAAACTATTTTGGTTAACCGATTTTTTAGTTTTTAGTTAATTAAATATCATTATTTTCGGTTAAATTAGCTTAAATATGACAATTTATAACTGCTTAAAGTGTAATAAAGATTTTAATCAAAAATCGCATTATGAAAAAGGGTTATTTTACTTGACATCTATATAATATATATTATATTTTACCAAAGAACAAATTTCTTCATAAATTTGTCATTTTTCAATTCATTAATATAAAACCACATATTTTGTCTTTTAAAAACAATATCAGAATTATTAATATCTGATTCAAAGGTTACTAAAAAATCAATAATTAGTTCTTTATTATATTTATTTTGTTTAACTTCTTTTGCGAAGCCATAATATTCGCATATCAATAATAGTTCTTTTAATGTATAATTTTCATTATAATTTATCATTTGTTGAATACTTAAATCATTATTTAATTCAGTATTCTCAATTTCAGCCATTAATTCATTAATATCAAAATTATTTTCATTTTGTTGTTCAATTTCTTGAACATAAAAAGAAATTGCTATATCTTGTTCATCAGTTGACATTATTTAAATATTATAATTAATGTTTAAATAATATTACATAGTTATTTATTATAAATTTATTTATAAGTAGAATAAATAATCATACATACTCCTAGATACATCGCGATTAATCCAACTATTATATAGTAAGTAGCTTTCTCTTTATAATAAAGATGGTAGGTAGGTGTATTATAATTGTATCTTCTTTGAGCAATAAAATAACTTATTTTATTTTTTCATAAATATTGCTAGATGAATCCATAAGTAATTAAATAAAATAGTCTTTAAATAAAAAATATAATATTTATAAACTTAAAATTTTTAATTTTACATATCAATTAAATCCATAAACTTAAACAACGCCTTATTAGATAAGCTCTTATAATCCTTAACCTTACTATTTGCGATTTTTTCAACAATTTCACTAATAGTAAATCCATTAATTTTTTCATAACTTACATTATCTTGGTCAGTGTCATATAAGTCTTTCTTGTACAAAATAGCAATTGTTTCAGTCAATTCTTCAATTTCATTCTTCTTATTTTCAATTGAGATATATTCATATATTTTTGCTAATAAATTTCTAGTAATTGACATGATTACATCTTTAGAAATTACACCACAATACATTAAATTAATATAGAAAGCCGCCAGAGACTTACGTTTTTCATTAATTTTATTAATTTCACAAAATTTATCATAATTTTCATTTGGATCAATATATTCAATATTGTTAAATAGATCAGTAAATCTTTTTAAATTTTCCACATATAATGCCTTAATAAATTCAAATTTAGAAGATAAATCACTATATAAATCAGCATAAATTTTTGAATAATATCTATTCGATGAAGCAATATCAAAAATATTTCTAGCAATTCCACTTAATTCTATTTCAGAATTTTCTGAAACTAATTTTTCAATAATTTCTATTATTTTATTACGCATATCAGTATAATTTTTGTCAGTCATTTTATTAATCATTGCTCTAATAGAGTCAAAATCAGCATCTATGCCAATCTTAGCTTCAATTTTTGTAGTTTGGAAAGTTCTAATAGAATCCCAATCGTCATCATTCAATACTTCCATAACTTTATTACCTCTTTTCTTTTTAGAATAATCCTTAGCAATAGCATTAGGAGTACTTGTCGAGATAGATTCAGGATCAACTTTCATAGGATACTCACGTTTCTTAAAAACAGGTGTTTTAACATAATCAGGAGAACCAACCTGTATAGCCAGATTAGATATTTTTTCCATTACATCATCAGGGACTCTATAGTCAAATCCCTTGAAAACAATATCTTCAATCTCTTCTAAAGTGTATCTTAAGGTTACTGACGTCATCTTGCTAATGTAATATATTTCATATTATTATGTTTATATCAATTTTTTAAATAATATAATAATTATTTAAAATACACTTAAATAGATATCTATATATTATATACAATGACAACAGAATTTGAAACTAATGTTAGCAATATCTCTGAGGAATTAGTATTCGATTCCACAGAGCATGTAATAAATAGTTGGGATGAGTTAGAAATTGAACCCAAAATTTTACGTGGTATTTTTGCTTATGGATTTGAGAAACCAAGTCCTATTCAACAAAGAGCCATAAAACCTGTTATTCAAGGTAGAGATGTGATTGCTCAAGCTCAATCTGGTACAGGTAAGACAGCAACATTTACTATTGGTGCCTTGCAAAGAGTAAATATTGCTGATTCCTTTACTCAAGTTCTTATTTTATCACCTACTAGAGAACTTTCCACTCAAACTGCTAATGTTATTTCAAACCTAGGTAGTTTTATGGATGGATTAAAAATTCAAACTATTTTTGGTGGTTCAGCTGTTGAAGAAAGTAGTAGTTTTTCTAGTAGAAATATTCCTCATATTATTTGTGGATGTCCTGGACGAGTAAATGATATGATGCGTAGAGATCGTATTAATACCAAAAGTATTAAATTAATTATATTAGATGAGGCTGATGAAATGTTATCATCTGGATTTAAAGAACAAGTTTATAACATTTTTCAATATTTAAATTCGGATGTTCAAGTTTGTTTATTTAGTGCTACTTTACCTGATGGAATTAACACTATTATTGAGAAAATCATGCGAAATCCTATAAAAATTAGCGTAAAGCGTGAACAATTAACATTAGAAGGTATTTCTCAATACTATATTGCTGTTAATGATGATAGGGAAAAGTATACAACTCTCAAAAATATTTTTTCATTTATTACTTTATCACATACAATTATATATTGTAACAGCATTAAACGTGTTCAAGACTTATATGAAGCAATGTGTGAAGATGGATTCCCAGTTTGTAGAATTCATAGTAATATGGATAAATCTGAACGTGATAAGGCATTTAATGATTTTAGAAATGGAAACTCTAGAGTTTTAATTTCTTCAAATGTTACCGCACGTGGTATTGATATTCAGCAAGTAAGTGTTGTTATTAATTTTGATTTACCAAAATGTGTACATACTTATCTACATAGAATTGGACGTTCTGGTAGATGGGGACGTAAGGGTGTTGGAATTAATTTTATTACTAGACGTGATGTTATTCAAATAAAGAAAATAGAAGAACATTATTCTACTCAAATTAGTGAAATGCCTGGAGAATTGACCTTTTTATGTAAGATTTAAACAATATAAATATTAATTATATGTAAAAAGATAGCGGATCATTATATATAATAACAAGAGATATTGATCACGATAAATTTTTACAGATTCAAAAGAAGTTTTAAATGAATTAAATAATATATATAATACTCTAGATTTCAAACTATATAATTATCATATTAAGGTATATTATAAAAAAAATAATAAATATGTAATTTCTCATAAAACATATTATCATGAAAAAGGTTATACTAAAAAGATTATTCGTAAAAATAATTCATTATATTTCTTAATAAAAATATAATGAGTTCAGAATCAAAAATTAATGAAATTAATGACTATTTTAAAATTCCTATTTTTTATAATGAAAATAAAGTTGAATTAAGTAAAAATATTATAAAAGATTTAGAATTAGTTGAAACAATTGATACATCATGTAATCCCATATATACATTTTGTTTTGATAATGATAATGATGTTTCTAAAAAACTTAATGAACAATTATCTACATATTATACAACTGATGTTCAATTTCTTACAGATAATCAAATACTTTTAAAAGACTACAAATCTTTAGGTGTAAAATATACCGATTATTCAAAAAACTATAAAAATATTCTTGATATATGGAATGAATTAAAAATTGATACTGGATTTAAAGAAAGATATTATTTTATTGAATGGGAAATGCTTGAATTCTTAAATAGATCAGAATTTTTTCTTCAGTTTATGAGTATTTATAATTTATTATCACCTGTAATCTCTTTACTTGTTCCTATTATAATTCTTATTATACCATTTTTTATAATTAAAATGAAAGGATTACAAATAACAATTAGTGAATATATAGAAGTTTTAAAAATTGTAGCATATCAAAATGCTATTGGAAAATTATTTGTTGTAAATTTTAGCGAAATAAATTCACATGAAAAATTTTACATTTTTATTTCTGCTGCTTTTTATATTTTTTCAATTTATCAAAATTTTATGGTTTGTGTAAGATTTAATAACAATATGAAAACGATTCATAATCATTTTAACGAAATTCGTATTTATATTGATCATACAATAAATTCTATGGGAAATTATCTCGAATATTCAAAAAATTTAACAACCCATAACATATTTAATTTACAAGTTAGAGAGAAACTAGAAATATTAAAAAAAATACAGCAAAAAATACAACATATAACCGATTATAATATGTTTAATTTCAGTAAGATTAAGGAAATAGGATATGTTTTCAAATGCTTTTACGAATTACATACTGATAAAGTTTACGATGATGTTATTATGTATTCTCTTGGTTTTAATGGATATATGGACTGCTTAAAGGGTTTACAAAAAAATATTCTGGAGAGAAAAATGAATTATGTAACGTTTATTGATGAATCAAAAAAATCTATTTTAGAGAATAGTTATTATGCTACCCTTAAAAATTCCAATCCAACTAAGAATACTATTAAATTTAAAAAAAATATGATAATTACAGGTCCTAATGCTTCAGGAAAAACAACCATCTTAAAGTCAACATTAATTAATATTTTATTCTCTCAACAATTCGGTTGCGGATTTTATGATTCAGCAAAGCTTAAACCATTTAATCATATTCATTGTTATTTAAATATTCCTGACACATCTGGTCGTGATAGTTTATTTCAAGCTGAAGCTAGAAGATGTAAAGAAATATTAGATTCTATTAGTGTAAATAAAAATGACACTCATTTATGCGCATTTGATGAGTTATATTCAGGAACAAATCCAGAAGAAGCAGAACAGAGCGCAACATCTTTTATGAAGTATATAACCAAATATAAAAATGTATCATGTATTTTAACAACCCATTTTATAAAAGTATGTAAAAAATTACAAAAATCTAAAAATATTATAAACTATAATATGCTTACAGAAAAGAATAATAGTGATTTAATATACAAATATATTTTAACAGAAGGCATATCAGATATTAAAGGTGGTTTAATAGTATTAAAGCAAATGAATTATCCAAAAGAAATGATTGATAATAATATATAACGAATTAATTCGTTAGTAAATAAATTAATTCGTTAGTAAATAAATTAATTTATATAATCTTTTTGTAATAAAATGGCATCCTTAGCAGATTTATTTAATCCAACATTTTTAATGTTTTTAGGAATATTAGTGCTTGTTGTAGCATTGCTTGTTGTTTATTTTGAAAGTAAAATGAGAGATCAAAATCATAAAATTGCTTCAATGTTGAGTTTAGTTTCTACATTAGCAGAGGATATGAATGGTGTAAAAATGGGTCTAAACCATTTAGCTATTAGAGAAGGACAAAAATTTCAACAACCAATTATTCCTATTGGAGAGAATTTAGGAAATGTACAAAAAATTAATTTAATCGAAGTTTCTGATGACGAAGATGAAGACGTTGAAGAAGAAGAATCGAACAATGAAGAATCCAATGATACCGATAATGATGATTTAGAAAGTGTAGAAGACGAATCTGATAGTGATAATGAAGATGATAATAATGGAATAAAGATTATTAAATTACAAGTATCAAATGAAAATATAAGTGAAACTGGTGAAAATGAAGAAATAAATAATTTAGATTTTGAGCATGAAGATTTAGCTGATTTAGAATATGATTTTAAACCAGAAGTTACTAATGAATATGTTGAAGAAGCTTTGGATCTTAAATATGATACCGAAGTAAAACATTTAAAAGATAATATGCCTTCATCATCAGATTTAAAAACTATTTCTATTAATTTAGGAGAAGAGCATCAACGACAGGAGGATAATATTGATTATAAAAAATTACAGCTAGCAAAGCTGAGAAGTATTGTGGTTGAAAAAGGATTAACTAGTAATTCTGAAGTATCTAAATTGAAGAAACCTGAATTACTTAAATTACTTGGTGCTGAATAAGTTTTAGAAAATTTATTATAAATATAGAATATATAATGTCTTGGGCAACTAATTATGAAAGAAATAATCCAAAACAATATGGATGGGAAAATTGTTATAATGCTTCAAATAATTATGATTTTAATTCTCCTGCAAAAATGGCTGATGGGCGTTTATGGTCACAATGGCAACCTTCTGCTGTAATCAATGAAAGAATACAAAGAAAAGAAGGTATCCAAAGTAACTGGGGATATCGTCAATATCTCCAAAGAAACGGATTACAAATCATGAATTATAATAATCAAGAAGCTTGTTATACACTTGGTTTGGATCCACATGTTAATACTGGCAAAACACCATCTAGTAATGTCCCTTATAATTTTAAAGGCACATTTGATTCAAGTACACCAGGTTTTGGTTATTCTAATTCTGATCTAAAAAATCTATACTTATCAAGAGAACAATTAAATTCGAGATTAATTGCTCCATCAATAAATCCTAATGATTTTAAAAATTAAAAAATTAATAAAATAATATAATAATAAGTTTTTATAATTTAATATTATAATGAAAATACTATCAATCGATGTTGGCATAAAAAATTTAGCATTTTGTCTGTTTGATAAATCTCCAACTTCTGAGAATTTTAAGGTAACAAAATGGGATATTATCAATTTATCAGAAGAAGAAACATTAAAATGTGGTTTTGTTGAAAAAAATATATTATGTAATAAACCAGCTAAATTTAAAAAAGACAATAAATGCTATTGCGCCAAACATTCTAAAAAGCAACAATATCAAATACCAACATCTGAACAGAAACCTTCTTTTATTAATAAACAAAAGATTTCTAAACTATATGAAATAGCAGAAAATCATAATATTAAATATGAACCAAAAATAAAAAAAATAGATTTAGCTAATTTAATTAATGAAAGCATACAAAAAATATATTTTGAAACAATTGAAAGTAAAAAAGCTAATGAAGTAGACTTATTTAATATTGGTGTTAATATAAAAAATAAATTTAATGAAATGTTTAAAGATGAAGGAAAAATAGATTATGTTATTATAGAAAATCAAATAGGACCACTAGCAATAAGAATGAAAACTATTCAAGGTATGATAGTACAATATTTTATAATGTCTAACTTAAATGTTGAATATATAGAATTTATATCGGCATCAAATAAACTTAAAGATTGTGACACAAAAGATAAAGAAAAATATAGTGATAGAAAAAAATTAGGTATAGCAAAATGTTTAGGAATTTTAACAACAGATTTCAGATTCAATGAGCATGTAAATTATTTTAATGTACATAAAAAGAAAGATGATTTATCAGATTCATTTTTACAAGGTTTATGGTTTATCAATAATAAAAAACTTTAATTAATAAATTTTTATAAATTAAATTAAAATATATTAATTGTAATTCGTAATACTTAAAATTAAATGTTCTATTTAATCAATAAATATGTCAGATTTGATGGAAATTACAGAACTTGATTTGAATGATAACGGATTTGGACGTTCTTCAAATTTTGGTGGAGGTTTAGAGCTTTTAATGAATGATAAAGTTAGAGATAGTAGCAGACCAACTAGTGATATTGCTTTAGAAGATTTAAATAATTTAGAAAATGAGCTTAATGATTTAGTTGAGGACATACCATCCACTGGATTTGCTCCAAAATCAGATTTATTTGATAGACCATCTGTTTCATTCAGTGAAGAACCTAATATCCGTTTAAATGGATTTGACGAACCATCAACTGGTCTAGGAAGAGCAACTTCAGACACCGAAAATGAGAATAAAACTTGGGATGGTTATGGAAAATTTAATAATATTCCTTTAAATCCAGATAAAGCTGTTTCAATGGAACCAAGAATGTCTAAAGACGAAATGCTTAGAGAAAAGTTTAAATATTTAAGAAAGTTTGAGACTCTCGAAAAGAAAGGTGTTGAGTTATCCAAAAAATATTCTATGGATTCTTCACTCCAAGAAATGATAGGTGAATATGAAACAATTATGGAAGAAAAGTCAAAGCAAAATTCAGTTAAGTTTCAAGGTAATATGCTTATGGCTATCATTAATGGTATTGAATTTTTAAATAACAAATTTGATCCATTTGATATTAAATTAGATGGTTGGTCAGAGCAAGTTCAAGAAAATATTACAGATTATGATGATATTTTCGGTGAATTACATGAAAAATATAAGAGTAAGGCATCAATGGCTCCTGAATTGAAATTATTATTTCAACTTGGAGGTAGCGCAATGATGGTACATATGACTAATACTATGTTTAAATCCGCTATGCCAGGTATGGACGATATTTTACGTCAAAATCCTGATTTAATGCGTTCCTTCCAAAATGCTGCTGTCAATTCTATGGCTCAAACCAATCCAGGATTTGGAGGATTCATGTCTAATATGATGAATCCTACAACCAACGGCACCTTCGGAGAAGTTCCAAGAGGAATGGGACCACCTCCACCATTAGCTACTCAAGGTCCTAATTCTATTCCACCTCCAGTTGGAAGACCTGGTAATAACAATTTTGCCAGACCTGATTTCAATTTGAGTAGAAGTAATTTTGAAGATGGAATTAATCTCCGAGAGAATAATGAAAGACCTGATCTACAAGATAGAACTAGTAGAAGACCACAATCTCGTGCTGAAATGAAAGGTCCAAGTGATATTACAGATATTCTATCTGGATTGAAAACTAAAACTATAAATATTCAACAACCAACTACACCTACTAATAATGATAATAGTACTATTAGTATTAATGACCTTAAAGATCTACAAAATGAAGGGAACATGCCTAAACGAAGTGGTCGTAGAAAAAAATCAGCTAGTAATATTGTTAGTTTAGATATCTAAACATAACTTGAATAATAGTCTGAATAATTTTTCATCAATATTGGTGTATATATCTTTAAATTTAAAATTTATATTATTTTCCATTATATAAATTTTAATATTATTTTTAATTATTTAGATTAATTCAATATAAATAATAATACTATAAATAATTAATGAAGCCTAGAAATGAAAAGGACAAATTTTCCATGACTACTTGTGGAAAAACTGGAATTAAAATTAAAAATACTGGTAATGACTATAAGAGTGATCCATTTGCTGGCGTCGATCCATTTAAAAATCATACCCGTGCTAATGAAAAAATAGATATTGATTATAATAAAAATGGTTATGAATCAATTGATTTAAATATTGAAAATTATTCAAGAGAAGACTTGTACAAATTATTTGGATACAAAACTTCTATAACTTTAACTGAAGATGCTATGAAAGAAGCTAAGAAAATTGTTCTAAAAACACATCCAGATAAGTCTCGTCTTGATAATAAATATTTTGTTTTCTTTGGAAAAGCTTTTAATAAGCTTAAGGAAATATATGAATTTCAAAATAAATCAAATAAAAAAATAGCTGATAATAATGAATATTTTGATTCGCAAAATAGTCAAGTTTTAGATAAAATGTTCGATATGAAGAAAGATTTAAAAGATCCTAAAAATTTTAATGAGTGGTTTAATAAACAATTTGAAAAACATAAACTACATGATACTAATGAAAATGGATATGGTAGTTGGTTAAAATCTGATGAAGATATTATTTTTACACCCCAAAATATTAATAAAGATTCAATGGGGAGAGAAATTGAAAAAAGAAAAAAAGAAATACAAGCATTAACACCATATAAAGGATTTAGTGATTCTTTTAATTCATCATCTGTTGGAGGTTCTGCTTTAATGGAATATAATAGCAATTTTACATCAGGTTCTTTATTTACAGGAGGTGGTGGAATGGGTTATACTGATTTAAGACAGGCTTATGCTGAATCTGTTATTCCTGTAACTGAAGATGATTTTAATAAGGTACAAAAATTCAAGTCAATTGATGAATATAAACGACATAGGGATGGTGCGATGACTACACCTCTTAGTACAGAAGAAGCATTAAGACAATTATATAATCAAGACAAACAGAAAAACGAAGAATCAGCTGCATTAGCTTTTTATCATGCTCAGGAATTAGAAAAGACTAAGAAAAATAATGATCAATTTTGGTCTGGTATTAAACAAATAACAAATTGGTAAAATAAATAATATAAACATAATATTATATTATTTATATGCCTGAAGGACCTGAAATTTGGATTCTAAGTGAAGCAATTAATAAATTTTACCATATTGAAAAAACTAAAGCATATGGAAAACATTTATTTATTTTTAATAAAGACTCTACTACAGGTGAAAATTGGTCATTTGGATTAAATGGTAATGTTAAAATTTTAGATAATAATGAATTAATTAAAATACATACTGGTTGGATATATGGAGACAAAATTGGATTTTACAATTATGAATCAGAAATCCAAAAACTCGGCACAAATTGGCTAACAAGTTCGGAAGCAGATTTACATAAAATAGTAGGAACCTGGATTAAATCTAAGAAAAAGTTGGCTTCTTTAATTCTTGATCAGACTAAAATTTCTGGTATCGGAGTTGCCTGGGGATCTGAAATATTATTTAGAGCTGATTTGAACCCTGATATGAGATGTTGTGACCAAGCTTTAAATAAATTAGCAGTTTCTATGATAGAGATTCGAGAGAAAATTAAGAAACAATATAGTGAACTAATTGATGAATCAAATTGTAAAGAATTTATTAATGAATGGTTTGAAAATTTATATCAAGTTAGAGAGATGGATATATATAAAAAAGGCTCACAACTCAAAGTATTAGGTCGTAATTGGTGGGTATAATATATAATATATTTGCTCTATTTTTTTAAAGTAGATATATATAATGAGTAAGAAAATAGAAAATGGATTATTTATATTTAGAAGGGATTTAAGAATTGTAGATAATAACGGATTAAATTTTCTCTCTACACTTTGTAATAACATATATACAATTTTTATTTTTACTCCTGAACAAGTAGGTTCGGGTAATAAATATAAATCAGATAATGCCGTACAATTTATGATAGAATCGCTTGATAATTTAGCTACTGAAATTAGAAAGCAAGGTGGTAATCTTCATACATTTTATGGACATAATGAAAAGGTTATTGCTGATTGCATTAAATCTTGGGATATCAATGTTGTAGCTTTCAATTTAGATATTACTCCTTATAGTCGTATTAGAGATGATGGAATAGTCAAAATGTGTCAAAGAATGAAAGTATTTGTCACATATACTCCAGATTATTACCTTTGCGAACCTGGTTCAGTCCTAAATGGGTCTGGGGAAGTCTACCAAAAATTCACGCCTTTTTATAATCAGGCTAAAACTAAAAAAGTGGAAAAACCTGTTACAAAAAAATTACATTTTAGGTCTTCAAATACTCATATACTTAATAAAATTACTTTAGAAGAGGCTATGAAAAAATTTGTCGGAAAAGAAAATCCATATATTTTAGTAATGGGTGGTAGAGCAGAAGCATTAAAACAAATGCGAATTGCTAAAAATAATATAAAGCATTATGCTGAGACCAGAGATGAATTGTCTAAACCTACTTCACAGCTCTCTTCCTTCATTAAATTTGGGAATATTAGCATAAGAGAAGTGTATTATGCTTTCAAATCTAATCACTCCTTTATTCGTCAACTATATTGGAGGGAATTTTACTCTGGAATTCTGTATGAATTTCCACATGTATTAGGTCATGCTTTAAAACCAAAATATGATAAAATTAGATGGCATCATAATGAGAGATGGTTTGACGCTTGGTGTAAGGGCGAAACTGGTTTTCCTATTGTTGATGCTGGAATGAGGCAACTAAATACAACAGGGTATATGGTAAATCGGGCAAGATTAATTACTATGTCATTTTTAATAAAAACTATGCTTATAGATTATCGGTTGGGTGAAAGATATTTTGCTACAAAATTAACAGACTATGACCCAGCTTCAAATAACGGCAACACTCTTTGGATAATGGGTGGGGGGGCTGACTCTCAACAATATATGAGAATATTTAATCCTTTTACGCAAGCAAAAGACCATGATAGTGATTGTAAATATATTAAAACTTGGATACCAGAATTAAATGATGTTGATAACAAAGTTATATTAAACTGGGAAACAGAATGGGAAAATCACAAAGAAATTAAATATCCAAAACCAATTTTAGATTATTCCGAGCAGAGAAAAAAAGCATTGGATATGTATGCAAAAGCATTGTATTAAAATAATATAAAATCAATAATATGGATATCAACATGGTTTTAGAAGAAAATGAGCAAATGTATTCAAGGGTGAACCGGGTGAAATTTATAACGAGGCACCCTAAAAGGGTCTCGTTTTAAATCTTCATTAGTTTAAATATTTATAATCTTTTTCAAATGTTCAAAAAACATCAATTGTATCGTTGTTATTGTGACAAATCGTGACCAAAATGGAAAAAAACCAACATAAAAACCTCTAATACCTTGATTTTTGAAAATTTGTAACACACACTCCGAGAAATTCTTATATTTATTATGTGTCATCAATTGTGTTCGTATTATATCAAATGGTGATACGACCAATGCCATAAAAGAACCAGTACTAAATGCTGAAAAAAATTGAATAATTGATTCACTCTTTATCATACTATCTTTTTTAATAGATGATTTAATTTCATCATAACACGCCATTCTCGTTCCATTTAATACACCTGCTCTTAAAATATTTGCTTGGAGACCATTGTAAAAATCAAATTTATTAAATTTATATATATTAGCAAATACATTATAAAAACTTGGTGTTTGTTTACTTTCAATAGTCATCATTTTGATTTTTATAACATCAAAAGGATTTCCTACTAAAGAACCGATTGTGCCAGCTAATGAACCAGCTGTAAATTTCATGATAAAAGACGATTGATTAGTTATACCCATAACACGCTTTATAGGATCATATAAACCTAAACGTAGTGATGTATAAGTTGATTCGCGCATCCATGCTGCTTTAATACCTTTCCAAAAAGAAAAAATACCCTCTTCTCTATAAATAAGCATGATACTTTTTGATAATCCTAATTCTTTATAATTTCTAATATTATTTTTACCAGACAATTGGAAACGAGTTTTAACAACATCAAATGGATGTACAATAGATACAGCCAGTATTGAACTTAATCCAGCACATAAAATTTCATTTATTATATATAACATGATTATATTTTCATCATAATATTTAAGTCGTTTTATTTATTACACATTATATATTGTAATTTTATAAAAAAAATTGATATCTATTATAATTTTATAACTAATTTATCATAAAAATATCAAAATATATTCAAGGGTGCTTATGAACTACCTGAAAAATATCTTCCAAGGAATATAACAAGAAAGTAAAGAAAATATAAAAATGATTATTTATAAAATTGTATATAAATAATCGGCGTTTGAAATGTTAAAAGGTGTAATAATTTCATGTTTACACAAATATTCAGTATTTTATTTTGTTTATTATTTACAAAATTATTTTAAGTTATTTATTTAAATTTTATTTGTATAATAAAATAAATGACAGAATTATATTCCAAGGAAGGATTTACCTTCATTAAAAATGAACAAAATAATTATAGTTTGACTTTTGAAATGGAAAATAACCATATTATATTATCAAAGATTGTTGATTTTAATTTAGTAAAACTTATTTATGATTTAAATAAGGATATTTATGAAAAAGCAAATATAAAAATAATAAATGAAAATGAAGCTATTATTAATCTATTAATGAAACATTTGTTTGAAGATTTAGGTTTACCACAACGTTTTTCTTATCTTCATGTTAAAAAAATTTATCAAGAAAATCGAATTACATTTGAGTCACAAACAATTAAGTCTGAGATACCTGAAGGTATGCCATCAGATGCTCAAGTAGTACCTATTAGAAAAATGATCTCTAATTGTGATATTATTACACCACATAAAATAAAATTTACGTTTATTGTTTTATTTGAAAATTATATGATAGTTCCACCAGTTGTAGAAAAATTAGTGGGATTAATTTTATATAAAATATTTAATAGAGTAAAACAATTTATAGAAAACGTTAGAATATAAGAAAGATATATGTATAGTAATATTATGAAAAATATTAAATCTATAATTTTTCTATTAAATGCTTTATTTATTTTTGGTACTGAAATGATGTTATATGGGATCTTTCAGGATTATTCTTTTTTTATTGATAGATTATCAATGCGTTTATCATCTATAAATATTCTTTACGTTAAAATATTTCAAGCATTTGCTTTAAATAATAGCTTAATTGATGATAAAATAAATAATAAACTACTTAAATTTACAGATAATGCTCCTTGGACTTATTCTGATATTGATTTATATCAATTAATTGAAATATCAGATAAATACAATATACATTTACCATGTGGATACGAGAAACCAATTAATTCAGGTATGATTTCATTAGTTTTCGTGGGTTATGAAAAAAATGATTCTAATAAACAAATAATAATTAAAATGAAAAGAAAAAATATTCAAGAAAAATTAGATGATGCCATTAATGATTTATTATTATCAATGTATATTTTATCATTTATTCCTATTATTAACAAATATCAATTAGCTGAAGTTGTAAATAAAAATATTGAAATAATTAGACATCAAACAAATTTTTTAGAAGAAATAGATAACATGAATAAAATTAGAGAGAATTGTAAATATTTAAAATATGTAAAAATACCAACAGCTAATAGGGAAGTTACAGAAGAATATCCTGATGTTATATTAATGGAACGTATTCATGGTTTTAAAATAAATCAAATTAAAGAAGAAGATTATGAACCATTCGCAAAATTAGTAGTTAAATTTGGACTGGTAACAACTTTATTACATGGTGTAACTCATGGTGATTTACATGGTGGAAATATTTTATTTATTAAAGACACTAGAGACACCAAGTATCCTCATAAAATTGGAGTGATAGATTTTGGTATAGTTTATGAAGTTGGTTCGCAATATAAAGGTTTGTTATTTGATATTTTTACACAACTATTTGACAAATCACCTCGCGAATCTGCTGAAAAATTATTAACCTCTGGATTACTTGATCCACCTGGAATTTTACAACAAATACCTAAAGAAGATTATGATAATATTGTATCATTTACAAGTGAAATCATAAACGAAACAATTAATTCTTCTATAAAAGCAAATCAATTACAAGTTTATAAATTTGTCTCAAAAATTAAAGAATATTTATCAAAAGATGAATTATGTAATATTGGTATAAGACCCAGTGATGATTTTGTTAAATCGCAACTAGTTCTTGCTATGTCACATGGTGTAACATTAACTCTTTGTAAAGATGATTATATTACATTAATGGATCAAGTAATTAATGAATTATTTAAAACAGATATTCTTTTACACTAAAATAAATTAAATAAATATTTTGAGTAATTAAATATATTTAATTATCGTAACCCCAATGCCAAACTAAAATAGTAGCATTTTATATATACCCTATTACATAATATTAATTATAAGTTTATCCCTTCTAAACTATCTATAATAGATAGTATTATTATTTAAAATTGAAATAAATTAAATACTAATTATTGTAATTATAAATGGAAACTGATATATCAACAATGAATCCCACTTTTATATTTGTAGATGGAAGTTATTACTGCTTTTACCGCTATTTTGCTCTTCAACAATGGTGGAAAAACGCATACCCAGAAGAACCACTTGATAACCCGTATGAGAATGAAAAATTTGTTGAAAAATTTCGTAAAACTTTTATTGATAATTTACAACAAATACCTAAAAAACTTAAAATACATAAAGAACCTGTGAAACCTATTTTAATTGTTGGTAAGGATTGTAAACGAGAGCATATTTGGAGAAATGATATATTTAAGGATTATAAAGCAAATCGTGCTCAAGACGGATTTATGGGCGGTCCTTTCTTCAAAATGGCTTACGAAGAACAGCTTTTTCAAAAAGGTGGAGCTAAAGCAATTTTAAAACATCCGCGTTTAGAAGCTGATGATTGTATTGCTATTTCAGTAAAATATTTAGTTTGTAAATATCCTGAATGTAAAATTTACATTATTACAAGCGATAAAGATTATTTACAATTAAATGCTCATAATGTAAAATTATATACATTGACATATAAAAATTTGGCTGATGGTAAAACATCAACAGGAAATGCCATGGACGATTTAAGAATAAAAATTATTATGGGAGATACTAGCGACAATATACCATGTGTATTTCCAAAATGTGGTTTAAAAACTGCGCAAAAATGTATTGAAGATGAAGAATTCTTTAAAAAGAAAATGGCAGATAATCCTGTATATTATGAACAATATAGATTGAATGAACAACTCGTAAATTTTGATAAAATACCAATAAATTATATTGAAGAATTCATGTATACAATTAAAAAATAAATTAACGTCTCCTACGTCTATGTCTAAGAGTATGTGAATTTATTTTAAATGTAGAATTATTTCTTAGAAAGGGAATATGATATCTATTATTTCTAGTTACTGAATTATCTAATATAAAATTTTTTTTTGTGTGAAAATTTAATTTAGATATTAATGGATTAAATCTGAAAATAGAAAGATTACGTCTTGTTCTATTATTTATTATTTTTTCATAACTATTATAACTTTTATATTCATGATTATATCTATTATTATTAGTATTTTCGGTTATTTCTAATATTAATTTTGATTTTTCTTCATCACTATAATCATTTGTATATAATTTTGCTACAATATTTTTGGGATTTAATGTTTCCACCCTCATATTATTAACAATCATAACATAGTGTTTCTCCATTAAGACATTATATAATATTTGATTATAATATTTTACACTATAAATACCTCTAAGTCTACCAACCAATTGCTTAGCAGGTATAAGTTTATTATTATATATAATTCCATGATAATTACTTATATAAGTTTTTCTATTTGGAATATTTATACCTAATGAATTTTTTTCTATACATACTATTGAATCTTCGTTCATTAATGATTTAGTGATAGCAACAATCGGTTTCCTTCCTATTGTATTTATATTCGGATCAATTTGTTCTATTGGAATATTGCCTTGATCTGTTCTAACAAGGGTTCCAGCAGGAAAGCAAATTGGAATGACAGGAATAGGTGGAAAAGGTGGAAAACCAAAATATCTAGCTAAAATAAAATATTTGGTATCGCTTATATCACTAAATTCACCCATTACTCCACCTAAAAGAATTTGACCATTTGGTTGAATTGCTACAGATAAACCTTTTTCCTTCATAGTTCCTGTCACTAAATCCTGAAGTATTAAGCCATTTCCATTTATTCCAAATGATGTATCAAGTGTTCCATCAGTATTATATCTAGCAAGGGCAAAGCTTTCTTCTTGATTAAAAGTTGTTGGATAATAAAAGTATCCACCTAAAACTAATTTATTATCAGTTTGTATCGCAAGTGAATTTCCATTTAAATATATTGGCGGAGATTGTGTAGATAAATCTGTTACAACTTTTCCAGTACCTCCAAATGTTGTATCTAAAATTCCAGTTGTTGGGTCAAGTCTACAAATAGCAAAACATTCTTCGCCTGTTGGTTGTTTTATTGATGTTCCTGCTGCTACTATTTTACCATCTTGTTGAATTTTAACACTCTTTGCACCATCACTTGAACCTGTAAAAAAACTCGATATTACTACTAATCCAGATGAACCAAACGCACCAACTATTGAACCTGTATTATTAAATTTAGCTACTATGAAATTATTATCTGGCGGTGATGGAGTAGTTTGTTGATATCCAGTTACATAATAATCACCTGTATTAGATATTGCTAAAGATAACCCAAATTTATCAGCTGTTGTACTTAAATTTGTTTGAACTAATCCACTTGTTCCAAATGTTCCATCTAAAGTTCCGTTTTGAAGATATCTTGCTAGTACAATTCTATATTCATTAGTTGGAGTAACACGAATAAAACCACATATTACTATTTTATCAATACCAGATATGGAGTCTATTAGACCAAAATGAGAATAACAATTGTCAAAATTTGTTGGAGCAAAAACTGAAGAAAAATTGCTAGGAGTTGTCAGGACATATCCAATACCACCAAAAGAAGTATCTAGTGATCCATTTGTTAAAAATCTTGCTACAAAAATATCATAAAAATTTGAACTTGTAAATAAATTACCACAAACTATTATCTTTCCATCTGACTGAAGCGTAAGACCATAAACTTGAACATTAGAAGGTACAGATAAACTATCTGATAATTGAGCTGTTGCTAAACCACTTGTTCCAAAAGTAGAATCATATGTTCCATCACTATTATATCTTACTAAACCTATTTCTGTTATTAAACTATTATTTTTAACATACCCAGCCATAACAATTTTTCCATCATTTTGTAAAATTATTGCCTCACCATAATTTTCTTGTGGACTAAATGTAAAATTAGTGATTATAAATCCATTTGGTGAATTAAAACCTGTTGTATCTAAATTACTTGCCATATATTATATATTAATAAATAAATCATCTTTTATAAAATATGCTTCTCCTTCTTTTGTCCATTTTACAACCATAGTAATAATTTCTACTCCTGATTTAACAGCTTGTTTAAATGCTTCTCTGTATTCAGGATCAATAACTGATGGTTGGAATCTATTAACATCTGTTCGTTGTATTACATAACACATAATACAACGAGTCTTTGACATGCGTTTAATAAGTGCTAATTCATTTATATGTTTTAATGCGCGAGGACTTACTGGATCAGTGCTTTTTTTTCGGTACCCGTCAGGAAAATAAGCCACTTTAGAATTTATATCTCTATCATCAAAAGACATTTTTTTGAGGTCTTTAGATGTAACATCTTCATAATCAGCAAGTGGGACATTTTTAACTTCCATTATAAATGGAATACCATTTTGGTCTATGCCACTAAAATCAAATCTAGAATCAACCAAATCAGGTACACAAATTTTTGTTTCTTTTTTATAAGTTTTTACATTCATTAAACGTGAAAGTAAATTATTTTTAAGAGCAGATTCAGTAAGTTCTTCTGCTAATTTTGGATAAATACCAACAATTATTTCTTTTTCTTTCTCTCGAATAATAGATAGGTAAACTCTATATTCACAATGGAGTTTATCTGTATTTTTGTGAATTTTAGGAACGGGAGCCATCAAAATAGAAGCACCAACATCAGCCAAACCACAACAACCAAGCGAAGCTGTATGTCCTAATATCATATTATTATTTGAACATATTTTGATATCAGCTACATAAGGCGTTTTGATATACTTTGATGGTCTTTTGATAACCTCACCTTCAATTAAATTGTTTAACTTGAGAATTAATGACATTGTTATTGATATGTTTTATTTAGTATGTATTTTAAGTTTTCAATTTTATTTTTAAATATATTAATATATTAGTATGAGTACACAAGAAAAAAAACCACAAAAAGTAATTATTCCTGACCAGTTAAATATAATAATACGAACAAGTGTCCCTGGTTATCAAAAAATTGAATATAAACCTTCAATGACTATCAAAGATAGTGATGAAAAAGGTATTAAATTTAATCCTTTAATTAAATTAAATCAATCCACAATAGATAAAATACCACAAGAATATAGAATAAAACAATTTTTCAATAAAGGTTTATTCCAATCATTGCTTAATTATAATGGTGGTACACCAGCTAAAAGTTTACTGCAAGCAACACGTAATGGATATGTTGATAACAATATAAATGTCACTTTAAATTCCATATTTCCAGTAGGTTCTGTTATATATATTGGTAAAAAACCATATGCTATAGCTGATCATCAATGGACAAAGGGTGACTGGAAAATAGATATTAAACAAAAAAATGAAGAAATTGATCTAAGTAAGATTAGAGACCCAAGATTATATACTGAACTTGTAAGAGATGAAATAATAAGTGGTGAAGAACAATTAAATCAGTTACCAGAATCTATTATAGTTGGCTCAAGTTATTCTGGACCACCAATTGTAGAGAAAAAAAAAATAGAAACAGCTGCAGCTCCCTCTACAACAGCTCCCTCTACAACAGCTCCCTCTACAACAGCTCCCTCTACAACAACTCCCTCTACAACAACTCCCTCTACAACAACTCCCTCTACAACAACTCCCTCTACAACAACTCCCTCTACAACAACTCCCTCTACAACAACTCCCTCTACAGGTCAAGCTCCTCCACCATTGCCACCTCAAAAAGGTCCACCAAGTAGTACAATGGTTGTGGTACCAACACCTACAGAACAAACAACAAGTACACAATCTGTAGAACCTCGACAAGTAGGTCCGGTTCAGTCAGGAGTACCACCTCCAAGACCAACTCTAGCACCACCAGTAATAACAATACCAGAAAGAATAACCATGCCAGTTGAAGAAGTAGAAGAAATATCTCCTGAAGAAGAAAGATTATTCGAAAATTTTAAAGAAGATTTAAAATATAGTATAAGAAGCACAAATTTTTTTAAATATTATTTTATAAACCCAACTTATAAAAATATTGCTAAGACTATATTTAATTATTTTACTCCAAATTTAAAAAGAGAAATGAAGGCATTTTATTCTTATGTAACAAATTCTGAACCTAGGGTTAAAACAGAAGGATTAAGCAATGAGTTATATGAAAATTTATGTAAACAAGTATCAATTTTAAAAAGTCCTGAAGATGGGGATTGTTTTTTCAAAGCAGTCGCTGATGGTATAAATATATATAACTTTGAAAATGAAGATTCTAAGATATATCGTGGTAATTATGGTAAAACTCAATTATATACAATAAGTGTAATAAGAGAATTAGTTGCCACATATATAGAAGATTTGGGTGATGAAATAATAAATAATATGTTATTAATTGCAGAAGAAAAGGTTGAACTTTTAAATATGAATTTTAGTCAAGCAATAGAAGGATTAAAAGTAGAATTAAATTTACCAGAAGTTACAACAGAACAATATTTGAATGAATTGAAAAATACTTATCATTCTGGATCAAATTTTTTAATTTATAATCCAGGAAGAATTCCGATAAATATTGGAGATTATCTAAAACCATTTAGAGTTTTAAAAAAATATGAAATCCCTAATTATCTTAGGAGTAAAAATTATTGGGCAAATGATATAGCTATTGAAGCTATATGTAGTAAATTAAATATATGTATAATACCTATTGAGAAATATGATTATAAAAGAACAAGTGGAAAAGTTAGAATAAACACAAGTATAGTAGATAGACTAAGAGCTATGTTATTAAATAAAACATTAACAAATGAATTGTGTTCAAAAAAAATAATGTTTTTACTTTATCAAAATAATCATTATGAATTAATAAGATTTAAATATATTATAAAACCGAAAATAAAAATATTTGGTCAAGGAATAAGAGAAAAAACTGAATATCAAAAAAAATGGTATACAATATTTAAATCTGATGGTTTAGCACCACCATATCATATTCTAATACTTATATATGGAACAATATATTCTACAATAAATCAAAAATATATAGAAGATTTTAGTATTTATAAAAATATAATGGAAACTATTGAATCTTCTGTTTTAAAAATATTTTCAACCCCTGATTGGGAAGTTTTTAAAACTCAATTTGATGATATGTTTCCAAATAAAAAATCAATTGAAACTAGAATTAGAGAAAATAAAGAATATAAAGAAATGGTTACACGACAAGATGATAGACAACAATTAAGCACTTCTAATACAAACCCACAACTCTCATCACCAAGTAGATATCCTAGTTTGAATCAAATTGATGGTGGTGGTGATGGTCCAAATTATCAATATCGTCCAAATTATTACTATCGTCCAAATTATAGACAACCATATCCCTTTAGGGATACAAGACAAAATTATATAACAAAAAAACTAGATGATCAAAGTACATCAAAAATAGCATATACAATAACAATTGATTTAGAAGTTCATCCAGGTACATCATTAACACCGGAACAAATAACTCTATCAAAATGTAATTCTAGATATAATGCCATTAGGAAAGCATATTCTGAGTTTACAGGGAAACCATATGTAATACCACCGGTGTATCCTGAGTCAAAAAATAATACAAAGAAAAATTTAGTTGAAACTAAAGGTGGTAAAAGAAAAACACGTAAGAATATATAGAAAATAATATATATTAGATTTTTGACTTAAAGGTCTTTAAGTTATTTTAATATATATTTAACAATTTAATTTATAGTTATCACATTCTGATTTATAATTTGCTTCCAAAGGTGTTTTGAAATAATATGTACAAGTATCATCTTGTACTATCGTTTCGTATTTAAATTTGTTTTCATCTAAATACTTCTTCACTTCTTTATCATATTTATTGTAAAAACCTTCAATATCTCTCACTAATACCCAGAGAGAAATTCCTGAAGGAACTGATATAATACTATATTGATATTGACCATTTAACTCTTCACCTAATTTTACTACCCAATAAGGCGAGTCTACAGGAACCCCGTCTAAATGAACAGATAATTTACCTGGCTCACTCGTATTAGTATAATAAGCATAACCTGATATTTGTTCTAATTCATTATTCGAATTAATTTGACTATTTAATACACTTATATCTCCATTATCTAGTAAACCATATTGTGCTGTTAAACATTTACCATAACCTTGAAAAATAACATTTGTTGGAGCACCATATATCTCATACCAATTACCTAAATATTTATCAACATCTAATTCATTAACTACATCAGGAGATCTTGAACCACGAAGATTATTTAATAATTGACAATTACTCATTTGAGAGAACAACAATACTAAAAATACATTAATAAAACCGAAGGTAGCTTTTCTAAAATACATTATACTTTATATTATATTAATTTATTTAATATTGTTTTAAAAATATTAATAACCATTCTGAAATCTCTCGAAATCAAATTTAGAGTAAGCATCCTTTTGAGCTTTGCGTTGTTTTTCTCTCTTTGCTTTTTCCATAACAGCTATTGCTGCTGCTAATTCTGTTTCAGTTACGACACCATCTTCATTTTTATCTATTAATTTGTGTAAAACTCTATATTGATGAGGAACGATACATAACGAACACTCTTCATTTAATAAATACTCCGAGAGAATTGTGAATACTGCTGTTAATCCTAAAGCTGTATAAATATCACGAGTACCCATCCATGCCATAGAAAATACTAATAATTGTTTACTTACTGAATATTTCATATATTCTTCTGTTGATTTGCTAAATTGAATTTGAATAAATTTTGATCCAACGTTAAGAAGAATCATTACTACACCAGCAAAGAATTTACTATTATTTAAGTACATTACATGATTATTCATATATGAAATGCCATTAAATAAAGGTGTAAATATAGTGGGTTTACCACCCATTTGACTAGTAGTAGATTCATTATTTATATTTATTTGTTGTGTCACTTGTGCTGTTGTAGACATTATACTAAAATATTATATTATTATTTTTTATTATAATTAATTAAATTTTAATTTGTGAAAAATCTAAATGACCAAAATCGTTATTGAATGATGATTTTATATTATTTAAACTAGAATTTATTTTATCTAGTTCACTTGATACATTAAAGCCATAACATTTTTGAACACTATCATCATAACCACTAATATATCCTATAAAATTAAATATATATCTAAATGTGTATTTGTATATAAATGAAAGTATATCTCTTAAAAATTTTGGCAATATTTTATTATATAAATAATTTAATGTATTTAGTGTTTCTTTTATAGCATATGTAAATATACAATTTGGTAATGATACTATTTTATTTACTATTTCTTTTAATATATTAAAAATTTGAAGAAAAATATTACCAATACCATTAAATAATTCTAAAATCGGGTTAATTATTCCATTATTAAAAATATCGCCTATTTGTATAAATATGGATTCCAATTTGTTTATTAAAATGTTTATTGTATTTTCCTGTATTTCTTTTCCCATTTCTTCTGTTTGTTTTACTATTTGATTACCCATATTATTAACTTGTTGGGTTAATTTGTCATTAATATTATTTATTTGTTTTGGAACTTCATCTATAACTTTTGTAATATTTTTAACATCATCAAACATATTATCGATATCATTTATACTAAACCCTTCTTTTTTTTTATAAAAAACATTATTAATAATTATAAAAATCAAAAATATACTTATGAATAAAATTAATATTTTTTTGATTGAACTTTTCATATATATTATTATATTAAAATTGTTTCATAAAATTTAATAAGTTATTTAAAGTATTTTGTAAATTTATTACTGGTTCTATTAATTTTGCTAATGCATTTTGTATAGCTAATTCTTGAGCTAATTTTTCTGCTGCTGCTGCTGCTTCTGCTGCTGCTAATTCTGCTTGTCTTTTTGCTTCTGCTGCTGCTAATTCTGCTTGTCTTTTTGCTTCTGCGGCTGCTTGGTTAGCTAGTTGTTGTGTAGTATCAGATACTTTATCGAATGTTTTGGTTACACTTTTAGTAATACCTTTAGTAATTTTTTTTATTTTAAATCCTTCCTTATAACTAGAATAATAAATATTACATAAAAATATTAAAAATAAAAATGTTATCAAAAAATAAATTATATAATTTTTAGTTAAATAACTAGATCTCATTTATATTTATATAATATTTAAAATGAAGCATATGGTGTAGAAAATACTGATTTATCTGTTGGACTTATATTATCATCTTGATTACGTACATTATTGAAAACTGGAATTGAATTTGATTGTTTACCTCTTATTATATTTGATTCTCTATCAGTCATACAAAAACCTTCTCTAGCACCTAAACTTTCAGTAGTCGCTCCTGAATTAGCACTAGATGTTATAGTGGCTATTTGTGCTGAATTCGTTTTATTTGAATGTTTTAATTCTTTACTTGCTATAGTTTTTTTATCTGTTTTCATAACAGAAATTGCTGAATTATCAGAAACATCGAAACCTTCATAGTAGTTGTAACTTTTTACTACATTCAAATTATATTGATTAAATGCTATTATGATAGCTAAGACTCCTAATAAACCTAAAATTTTATTTGTATATGAAATTAAAATTATTAGCATTAAAATAAACATTCTACCTATAGCTGTTTCTGTTAAAAAATCAAAAAATCTTGATTGAGATAATAATATAACTAAAATGATAGTAATAACTATTCCCATATTTTTTTTACTAACCATCTTAAAGACCATTTATATAAATTATATGATATAATTTATTTCTAAATTTTTTATTTCAGTCTGTTTGACAAATTTTTAAAATAAAATATATATAAGAGAATGTCTTTAGCAATGTTTGCTGCTTCAATTGATGATAATTCAAATATAACATTACCAAATAATTCAGATAATTCAGATAATATTCTAAATCAAAAACGTCATAAAAGGACTCAAAGAAAATATCCTAAAATTGAAAATTTTGATTCTGGTAAAGTTAACTCAATTCTTGAAAAAATACATAACACAACTGATGATGATGATGATGATGATAAGAATACATTTAATCCACCACCTAAACCTGAGTCAATGAGTGGACTAAGAACTATTCCGCCAGCACAAAATAAAGTTACTGAATCTTTTGTAACTCCTTTAGGTAGAACTATTGGAAAAGCACCTCTTCCCAATTATCAAGGTAGTGATAATTTAGATTTAAATGATTACAATAATTATGGCGATAGCAAAACTATTGAAGAATATTATAAATCAGTATTACCTGGTTATAGCCAACAAAAAAATTTAGTTAATCGTCCATATTATCCCTATAGAGATCCTCAAAATTTTTATTCGAATAATATAGGAGAATATCCATGTCAAGATATTTTACTAAAAAAACTCAATTATATGATTTCATTATTAGAAGATCAGCAAGATGAAAAAACTAGTAATGTTACAGAAGAAGTTATATTATATTCATTTTTAGGAATTTTTATTATTTTTATAGCTGATACATTTGTCAGAGCTGGAAAATATACTAGATAATTATAAATAAATTTTTTATATAAACTATTTAAACCAATCTTTCTATAATAAAGTAACATAATGGTAAAATATCTTATAATCCACAATAAACATGAAGGTTGTTACGACTTTCAATGCTATCAAGATGAGGTAGCAAGAATCAGATTAACTTCTATTACTATTAATCCACCAAAAATTTTTATGTTTGAGAGTAGAGAAGAAGCTCAAGATTTTTTTGAAGAATATATTAATGATGTAGATTGTATTGATATTAAATGTAAAAAAGGTGATGATGTTGAACATGTTGATTATTGTACTTGTGGTATTATTGAACTCGATAATGCTGGTGAACCTATTTTATTTTATAATAAAAAGAATCAAATATTTTTAATGGAACATGGACCGCAAGTATTTTTGCCTAATCAAGAGCTTAAGAATGATATTCGTAATCTTAATTTAACAAACAAACTTATTCGTAAGTGTAGAACACTTGGACGTGAACAAAGAAAAAGATATATTGAACTTGGTAAATATTGTGAAGAGTGTAATGGTGATGAATTAAGTGATGACGAAGATAATAAAAAACAACCTGATAATATAATAATCCAAGAAAAGGTTGAAACTATTCCAGTTCCACCAGCACCAATATCAACACCAGAACCAGTTCTAACACCTGTTAGTCAAGAACCTGAAAAGAAAAAGAAAGTGACAAAAAAAGCAGCTACTAAAGAAGGAACTACCGACTCTAATTCTGAAACTAATACAGAAGAAAAGAAAAAGCGAGTACCAAGAAAACCTAAAGCTTCGAAAAATATCACTGAAAATAAATAAATAAATTAATTAATTATTAAAACTTTTTCTGATTTAAATGTTGTGTAAGCAAAATTATAAAAAAAATAACCTGTTGGTGAAACTATTAATGGTTTTGTTTTTTGAATAATATTATTTAAAATTATATTATTATTTGATACATTTTCTATAGCACAAAACCCAAAAAAATTTTCAGCAGCTATTTTCCAAAAACTTATTTTGAAACCTTGAATAAAAATATCTTCATCACAATCACAAATAGAAGCAAAACAACTTAATACTTCCATTCCTTTTTCTATTTGAACACATGATTTTCTATAAAAATAACAGCATATTATTTGTTCATCACATAAAATAGCATATACAAAAATATTTTTTGTTTTTATTAATTCTAATATATTAGCTATATCAGCATTAATTATAATGTCAAATTTATTAGTATTTGCTTTCATAAAATCATATACAAATCTAAAATTAGTACCATTTATTTCTAATAACTTGTATTCTCTAGACAAATCAGGAGGTTTATTCCATTTATCAAGAGAAAATCCATATGTAGAATAAACACATAAAGGCACTATTCCTGTTAATTCATCCTCCCTCTTGAATAGTGAAATAACAATATTTTTATTTAAATATCTTTGGTTATAATGATGTGTTTGAATTATTTGTGGAGCAATACCTTTTTTCCTAAATAATTTATCAACACATAAGTAATCAACATAATATACTCTAAATCTACCTTTTTTATTATTATTAATCAATACATTTAATGGTCTTGATGTCATCGCTCCAATAATTTGCCGATCTGTAATCATAGTGCCTTTTTTTAAGTCAATCATATGTTCATCTTTATAAAAGAAAGATATAAACGATTTATCATTATGTCCAACAAAATAAGGAATTATGTTTTCAGTTTTTGGAGTGAAAATATTGTCTTTATTTTGTAAATAATTAGCTTTTATTAAATTAGTAAATCTTATTTTTTGTATTGATGAAAGCTGTGAAAAAACTATTGTATCAATATCTTTAAAATTTGTATATTTATTTTTTTCAGGGAGTGAATCTTGAATAATACCTGGAGGATTTAACATGTAACCTAAGTCATAAATATGAAATACTGGTTGTAATACCCAGAATCCATATTTTAAACGGATATAAATATAAATTAAAAATATAATAAGTATTCCAAAACATAAAATATAAGATAAATATTCAAACATACTACTTTTAATAAATAAATAAAATTTATTATATATCTCAACTAAAATATAATAAATAAAATAACAGAATTTATATTATATGGAAAGACAACATAAATTTTTTGGCAAGCATTATTTAGCTAGTTTTATAGATTGTAATCCTGATTCTATTAATGATATTAAATCATTAAAAACTAATATGGAAAATGGTATAATTAAAAGTAGCGCTAATATTTTGAGTTCTACTGAAAAAATATTTGAAAATAATGGTTATACCATTATATTTTTATTGTCTGAAAGTCATTGTAGCATTCATACTTATCCAGAAAATAACTCTCTTTTTACTGACTTATTTACTTGTGGAGAAGTTTGTAATTATAAAGAATATGAAAAAATAATGATTGATTATTTAAAACCCAAAAAGGTCATATCTAATTTAATTATACGTAATGAATCACATTATTTTTCCTGATTCCACATGTGGTAGATTTTGTTTTTCTAATTTGGTTTAACAAAAACGTATAAGTATTGGTATTCATAAGCACATTTTACCATATCAATTTTAGCATGTACTAAAAATCCTGCTTCTTGAGCCATATTGACAATAGTTGGTAAATCTTGCATATACAGAACTTGTTCTTGTTTTCTAATTCGTCCATCATTGAATTTAAATTTTTCATCAAAAATAGCAGTATCATTATCATCTAATTTAAAATTAGAATCATATATAAAATCATTGAATGTGATTTTGGTCTTTGTTATTCTCTCCTTTGCATACTTTTGTGGAGATACAATATACAACGGATTACCAGGAGGAAGAATAGGATCGAATTTATATTTATCAACTAAATGAATTATTAAATAACCACCTGGCATTAACCAATTTATACAATTATAAAAGAATCTCATTTTATCTTTTATGTAATAAATTGTAAAATATAAACATAAAATATGTGTTAGAGAGTCATCTTTAAATAAATAATTATCTAAACCATCTCCTACTTTAAAATTATGAACAATATAAGGATTATTTTCTCTTGCTTTTTGAATCATTGAAGGAGAAATATCTATACCAATTACTTGTAAATTTTTTTCACTTAAATCAGCTACTTGATGTCCAGTTCCACATCCTATATCAGCTATAACACTTTTTTCACTTGGACTAGTACTATTAATAATAATTCCTATTTCAAAATCATTTTTGATTTGATTAAATACTAAATAATCATAAATTTCAGCATAAAAATTATCATAAACTGCATTACCTTGTTTAAATAAAAATTTATCAGTATCTGTATTTATATTTACTCCTGATGAATTAGTCATCATTCCTTCTTTTATAACATCAAATTGTCTGAAAAAAATTACTACTACTAGTAACAAAGCAATAAATACTAGTATTTTACCAAAATTTGACAATTTATTATAACAATTAGTAAGTGATTTAATTATTTTCATCTATATGTATTGTTGTTATTTTTTTTGTATAAAATTTAATTATATGGAAGATTCCGAAATTAATGATTTAAGAGGAGAAGGAGAATTTAAAGGTTTTTCATTTTCAAAATTTAAAAAAGCTGAAGTGAAAAAAGAATTGCTAAATAGTTTAATTCATTCAAAAATAGAACCTGCTTGTTATTGGAGTGCTGAATTAATTTGTGCTGGTCATTATACTGATTTATGGGAAATCATTCTATTATTCTTTAGCAAATTTGTACATCTTGGTAATTCTAGTATAGGAATATATCTTGAAATGAGAATAAATGATTTTAAAACGATTGTTAATAATGGATATACAGATAGTATACTTAGACTTAGAAATAATGATAAAATTAGAAAACTTTTTTGTGAAATAATGTGTATTTTATGTGATGCTAAACGTCGTCATAGTTTTGATAATGTTAAAATTAAACATGATGATATGAATATGTTAACAATTAAAGATAAATTCAAAGCACCAAATGCTTCTTATGGTGAAGAGGTGTTAATGACAGAAGATCCTAAAGAACTTTTTCCATTTGTTAATGAATTAGCATATAGTGTAACTAAAACCGGTAATAATCAAATGATGGCTTGTTATTGGATAGAATGGATATTTGAATATGAAAATCGTTGTAAAGCATTGAAGGAAAAAATATTTTGTGAGAGAAGAAATTTTGCCAAAGTTGATTCAAAATGTCAAAAGGATATTATTTGGATTATTTGGGATATTTTTCTAAAAGAATCTGAGAAACGTTCTAAAATAATTCAAAAGCTTATTAATGCGTTAATGAGTTTATTTTGTTTAAAATATACAACTGGTTGTCATAATAAACGTAAAAATTTAATGTATTTAGCTATTTCTATTTTGTGTGAAGATTTTACACTTGAAAAAGAAATAATTAGACACTCTCAATCTGGATTAGTGAATACGATTAAACAAAAAATAAATTCAGTTTATGCTCAAATAAAGAAGAACGAAGAATCAACCAGAACTGACTATTTATTTCATGGAATGAAGTCATCAAATTTAGAAAGCACTATTAAGAAACTAGATACTATGAATTCGTTTGGAGAGACTTTTGTACCTCGGCTTTAAATAGTTTTTAAATATATATTTCTAATATACTTAAAGACTGATACATTACATGATGAAGGGGAAATCTTGAATTTCTGAAAAAAAAGTTCTAAAAAGTTTCCTACACATGTAGAGAAAAAGAAGGACTTTAAAAATTGAAAAGTATTTTGACTTTTCAAAAATGGACAAAAAAAATGTCCAAAAATGGACTACCGAAAATGTCCTTACTGACTGAAATTTTCTGTGACGATATTTAAAATTTATCGTCACAAATTAAACCAATTATTTTTTATTTGTTATTGTATTTTTTTTTATAAAAACTTAAAGATTTTTTCTCAATGGAAATATATGGAAATTTTAGGAAATAATTTAGTGGCAAAAAATGGCACTAAAAATTACTTTTGCGAAAAATGTAACTATAAATGCTCTAAAAAATATAATTGGGAGAAACATTTAATGACAGCAAAACACACAATGGAAATGTATGGAAGTAGCCAGGAAATGGCAAAGTGGCAAAAATGCTTAATATGTCAAGATTGTCAAAAAGAATTCCAAACATCTTCTGGATTATGGAAACATAAAAAAAAATGTACTGATAATAAAACTTCTAACTCCATAGAAGAAAAGGCAAAATCTATCACCGATAAAGATGAGCTTATTATCTTCTTAATTAAAGAATGTAGTGATTATAAAAATATCCTTATGGAAAATCAAAATATCATGATGAAGGTCATTGAAAATGGTGTCGGCAATAATAGCCATAATAATAGTAATAATAATCATTCAAATAATAAGACATTTAATTTACAGGTATTCTTAAATGAGACGTGTAAAGATGCTATGAATATCACCGATTTTATTGATTCTATTAAACTTCAACTACCTGACTTAGAAAAATTTTCTGAGGTAGGTTATGTTGAAGGCATATCTAGTATTATTTCATCAAATCTAAAAATACTCGATGTAACACGACGACCTGTTCATTGTACTGACAAAAAAAGAGAAACTATGTATATTAAAGATGAAAATGAATGGAAAAAAGAAGATGAAAATAAAAGTAAACTTAGAAAAGCTATTAAATCAGTATCAAATAAAAATATTAAATTATTACCTGCATTTAGAGAAAAATATCCTGATTATAAAAATTCATCATCAAAAACATCTGATAAATATGATAAAATGGTTATAGAAGCTATGACATCAGATCCAGATAAAGAAGACAAAATAATACGAAATATATCTAATATAACTACTATTGACAAAATGATTATATAAAAAGATACCTTTGGTTTATAAAAAATAAAATTATATATATATAATGCCTAGTAAAAGACATAGAAAAAGAGGTGGTACTCTTAAAAGACACTCAACTGGTAGTTCATCATTATCTGCATTTCAGAAAGAAATTGCTGTCGTATTTTTAGAGATGTTAATGATGGTTAAATTATTTCATTGGAAAACAACAAGTTATGCTACACATAAAGCAACTGATGAATTATATACAAAATTAAATGCTAATATTGATGCTTTTATTGAAATTCTTTTAGGAAAGAGTGGTTCTCGTATTGATTTAATGAGTAACAAACAAATTAAATTAGTAGATTTATCTAATCAAGAGGCATTCAAGAGTGAAATCGAATCTTTTAAAGGTTATTTAGTAAGTTTGAATGATAATAAAGCTATGCAAACAATGACAAATACTGATTTATTCAATATTCGCGACACAATTTTAGGTGATTTAAATCAACTCTTGTATTTATTGACATTTAAATAATTATGCGAATTTATAGTAAAAATTAATATATTCTTTTTTATTATAAATGGATAGCACAAATAATAATATATCTGATTCGGTATTACAATCAAGTGACACTATATTTCCGTCATCTTCTTATTCAACATCTGGTAGTGATACAGGTTTTTTTGATAGTTTAAAAAATATAAATATGACTACATGGATATTAATAATTTTAATTTTGGCATTTTTAGGATTCAATATTTTTGCTTATCTAGCAAAAGGAACACAAGATATAGCAAATATTTTTGCTCCATTAACGAAGATGATAATTGGAACTACTGCAGCAGTTGCCGGTCAAACTGTAGATATTTCAGCTGAAGGAGCAAAAGCTGTTGTTGGGGGAACTGCTGGAGCCCTGAATACTGGATTAACAGCTGTTCAAGATGTTACACCTAATGGTGCTCCATCTTCTATCAAGAGTCAACCAGTTAATCAACAGCAAGTTGATGCTGTGCAACAATCTACATTAAACAGAGCATTAAATACGGCACAATCACAAGAACCACAACAACAAGATTATCAAGCTAATGAAGCTTCTAGCTCTGTTCATACTTCTGGAAAATCTGGATGGTGTTATATTGGAAATGATAGAGGATTTAGAAGTTGTGCATTAGTTAATGAAAATGATACATGTATGTCAGGAGATATTTTTCCAAGTCAAGAAATTTGTATCAATCCAAATTTGAGAGCATAATTTTTTTTATACTTTTAATAATAAAATTTTAACCAATAATATTAGAGGGATTAGAAGCTAAAGTGTTACTTAAAGCACGAATATAAATTTTAAACTCACCAACACCTAATGTTAAATTATAAGTATTTACATTTGATGGTACACTATCATAAAAGGCATTATTTACAAAAATAAAATAACTTGTGATTGGGTAGCATGATGTAGGTTGCTGCCATGATAAATTAATTATAACTCCTGAAACATCATAATTTAATATAGGTGGTACAGGTGTTGAAGCACTAACAAATCCTTTATAATTAGTAGGCCATTTATTAGTGCTATTATTCATAAAATAACGTTGTCTAGGAAACCATGTTTGTACTTTATTATTCCAACAAAGAAGAGAAGGTCCAGGAACATTTGATGCCGAAGCTGGATAACAAATAGTAGCTGGATTTATACCTCTTTTAATAATCTCTCCAGAACAAGGATTAGCAAATGTTCCACAAACCAATGTTCCCCCATCTTGTATTGAATTTCCTGAACAATCATAAGGATTAGGAATACCATAAGCAAAAGGTCCTGAAATATTATTAGGTGCTCCAGGTATTTGATTAGGGAATGGATAGGTAGTATATCCAACTCTTAATAATCCTGTTGTATTAGGATTAGTGTATGTTTCTGATTGTGTAGCAAAAACTTTTGTTCTATTAGGTCCAGCCATTTTAGCAAGCTGTGAATATCTTTGTGACTTAGTAAATCTAGCGCTGTTGCCTTTATATTGTAATATATTTCCTTTATAAATTTGTTTAGACTCATAATCAGCTTGTGCTTGTGAAACTACTTGTCCAGTTAAAGGAATATATGCTTGTTGATACGTACTACCAGGAACAATAAATACACAAGGATTTTCAACTCTAGACCATGCTCTAGTAGGTATTGGATTATAATTTGACATCTATATATAGATTATTTATTAAATTAAACAAATAATCTATAAAAAATTAGTAATTACCACCAGGTCCAGCAGGATTATAAGAATCACCAGCTCCATAGAAAAACCATCTTAAAGATAAGTAATTATACATCTTATCAGTCAATCCATTTCCTCCAACCAACTTAGTATTAGGACCATTAGAAGCAATTCTTTGAATAGCGGCAGTTCCTAAAGCATAATTATAATACCATAAATTAGAAATATAACCATCAAAACCGCCATTCATAGCAACATAAACATCACCATAATTTTGTTTAGGTACACCAACAAGATTCACACTTCTAGCAATAGTTCCATTAATATAAACATCAAGAGTAGTATTTTTACATCTAATAATAACATTAACCCATTTATTAAGAGGAATATCTGGAATAATAACTTCTTCATTAATAACATTATAAGTATTCATAACAACTACTAAAGCATTAGTATTAGGAGCAATGTAAAGTCCAGGAGCATTGTTAGGCTGAATCATTCCGTTCTCAGTTAAACTACTATTACCTTTGCTAAATACATGTTTAAATATTCCAGCATTAATTTGAAGGTTATTAATAAATAACCAGGTAGACCATGTAAATTCTAAACCATCTGTTGCATTAACTGATCTATAAATAGTAACAGCTCCATTACTGCTAGGGTCTTGTTCAAAAATAATCATTTGGGTAGCATCAACCATCCCATCAATTAGGTGAGGTGATTCATTAGGTTTGATAAAATATGATAAAATAGATATTCCTACTTTTAATAAAATAATAAAAGCTAAAAGTACTAATAATAAGAAGGCCATTTTTGCTACTAAACTATTTGATTCTAAAAATTCTTTAGTTCCAAAAGTTCCTTTATTTGTAGAGAAGGTATTAAATAATCCATTATTACTCATCGTATATATATTAAATAAATAAGAAAATTTATAAAGTAATGAATTAATTATACTTTATAAATAAATTTTGTTAAATGAATTAGATAATTGTACTACTTTGAGTAATACCATTTTCAACCAAAGAAATTTGAATTTGATAAGCATTAAACATACTTAACCAACTGGAATATCCTTGAGTGTAAATATTCCATGCTTGTTGTGGATTAAGTGAGTCAGGATAATATTGAAGCTTAGATGTCCAGCCATCAAATCCACCGGCAGGAGTAACATAAATATTTGCGTTATTATTGATACTTGCTACACCAGGTAATAAACAAGTTCTTACTAATTTACCATCAATATATAAATCCATAGTTCTTCCATAAACACTAATAATTAAATTGACCCATTTTTGAATTGGTACATTAGCAATATTACATGTATGAACAACAGTATTACCACCAGGTGTTGTAGGTTCTTGACCAACACCCGGATAACAACCTAAAGATACTGAAATATTATTTTCAATAGCACCTAAAACAACAGCAGGACAAGGATCTAAACCATTTACACCAGTTATAGAACCACCTCCAGTTCCTGATTTAGCACCCATTCTACCAAAAATTACTTTTGGTTCACCATATCTGTAGTTCCAGTCATTAACATAGAACCATACTGAATAAGCGAAATTGCTAGATGGTACATCCGAACCATTTGTTGCTAAATCAGAAGCATTAATTGTTGAATATGTTTTACCATCTTGAATATTTTGTAATGTATATGGGTCTGAAAATATATACTTTAATAACATAAAGATAAAGACTATTACAAATATTGTAATTACAATACTTAAAGGACTCATTGTATAATATAGATTTAGAAATTTTCTACTTAATTTAGTAAATTAATTAATAAATTAATTTACACCTTTGAAGAATTAAAATATGACTATATTTCCTAAATTTATACTGGTAATTTTCCTAAAAGGTGCGGATTTTACAAGTTCTAAAATCTTAAAGGGTGTAAATTATTGGTTAATAACACTTTCTATTGAACTAATAGTTTGATTTACATTTTTTACTAAAATTGTTTCATTTGATTCATTTAGTGTTGGAGGTGATTTATTTTTAACAGAATTGTAAATATAATATATATTTTGAGAAGTCAACGCGCGTCTAAAGTAAACAACATTACAAATTCCACCTTTAATTCCATTATTCTCTCCAATTGTTAAATTTTCAAGTGTATAATATGGTACTACTTCTATTGATGACTTAACTAATTCGCCATTTAAAAAGATATCCATTGTTCCACCATTATAATTAATTATTAAGTTATTCCATTTTTGTAGTAATAAATTATTATTAATATATATAATTCTATTACCTTCATTATCAAAATCAGTCATCTTATTTTTTGTTAAATCTTGTAAATTTTTCTGTTGCATTGTTATCATAAATGAATGTGTTTTTCCATTATATAATACATTTGGTTTATTACCAAAATTTAATAACGAAGTATATTTATTATAATTTTTATTCATATTTGGTCCAGCAGCATCCAAAAAAATCCAACATGATATAGCATATTGATAATCAAAATCATTACTTCCATTCAAATGTTCATAACTACCTAAATTATATAATGAATCTGTGTAAACAGGTTTATTTACCAATTGTTTTCCACCTTGAGTATTAATTAAATTAAATACTGATGGTGTGAAAAAATATAAAATAAACAAACAAATAGCTATTACTAACATTATTAATGAACCTGTGTTTGTAGCATTATATTGACCAACTAATAATTTTCCGATCCAATCAAAAGCACCACTTAATAAACAAGGTATATAAAGTAATATAGTAAATATTAAATTAAAAAAACCATTTTTCTTCGAATTATCAACAGGTATTTTTACATTAATCGTTTTATAAATTAAACCAAGAATAACGGCTACTAATAATATATTTAATATAAAACTTACCATACTTGATTTACCAGATAAGGATTCAATATTATAAGAAATCCAAAAAATGATTAATCCTGAAATAACTAACCCAAATAATATAAGTAAACTACTTTTAAATAAATTTGTATCTGATGTTATTGTCTCGGCACTAAATAAATTAGCACCTAATAAAACACACCATGTTATACATATGATTAATAATAATATTATTACAGCTGCTGATTTTTCTTTATTAGCAAAAAAACTTTCTTTATCGTTTGAAATAACTATTGTTACTATAACTAAAAATATTACGAATAATATTGTACCATATGTTCCAAATGATGAAAAATTATTTAAAAAATTTGATTCTCTACTACCTTCTTTTCTTGGTAAAGTTAATAAAATAATAACATATAAAAAGGCAAAAACTGCTATAATAATTGTAAGTAATAATGAATACCCAAAATATTTTTCGGCAGCTCCTCCAGGATTTACATTATAAAAAGTAATGATAAAAGTAATTAAACAAAATAATAAAATAAGCATTTTGATTCTTTCATAATTAACATTAAATTTATCGATATAATTATCACTTGTAGCTTTATAAAATGAAAAACCACCTAAACCAAGCATTACAGGATTTATAATATAAGAATAATCATTTAAAATATCTTTAGATGTCATAGTATAAAATAAAATAGCAAATATAGTATAAACTATAACATATGTAACATTTCCAATTTGTTCAAATAATTGTTTAAATTCTTTAAGATTTGGTAAAAATATTGCACATATACCAAAAACTAATAAAGAAAAAAATAATATGATAAAAATATTAGCAATTACTTCTTGTTGAGATTTACTTGGATTACCAAATGAAGTTACATTAACATCAAATAATATCATAAACATCATAATAACTAAAAAAATTACAACTCCCATTATTGGATAAAAAATACCAGGAGTTTTAAATTTTGGTATTAAATTTTCATTCTTTGTTGTTGTTGTTGAATTTGTGTTATCCATATATTATTATAATAGAATAATAAATTTTCACAAGTTATGAAATATATTCCATAAATGGATATAAGAATTAATTTAACAATTTGAAGGTCTTTAAATACGAAATTTCTTTAATGCCTTATTTACGTCAGAATCAACATTTCTAATATGAATTCTTTCCCAGTATTCTGAATCATGTAATTTTGCCTCACCTAATATCCATTTTGGTTCTACATCTAAAATTTTTTCAGCTATTTTATTTGCTCTATTTTGATGAAATTCTGATGTAATTATATATACTTGATCATAGTCTATATTTTCTTTGTATATAAAATTTCTTGCCATTATAAAATTTTCTGCCGTATTTGTTGCTTCTGTATCATAAATATAATTCCATCTATTACCTCGTAATTCGTGTGTATGAATTTTCTCAAATTTAGAAATTTGTTCAGCCATCTTTTCAGCCTCTGTAATAGTATCTTCGTTTGGATTTTTAATTCCACCGCTCAAAAACCAGTCAACATTTGTCTCATTAAATTTACCAATAAAATTTACAGCAGTATCAATCCTATTACTTAATAAATAGGAGATATTACATCCTAAAAGAATTAGTAAAATATTCATTTTAATATTAGTTCTATTAGATTTAGTGTAATACTTATTTATTACATTAAATTATTTCAATTTTTTTGTATAATGATTTATATATGAGATTTAGACACCTTGAATATATTAAACAGACATATATAGAACACTTTATTGATGCTATTTCTTACTCATTTATGGCTTTGAAAGCATGTTTTTTTTTCTTTGTCCATGCTTTTTGGCCAGATATTTTTGAATTTGATGGATCAAACCTGATAGAACATTTACACAATATTTTGCTGATAAAAAGGAGTAAATTACTAGACATTAAGTTCTAAAAATATTATATTTAAAATGATTTAAAAAAAAATAATATATATTATATAATGTTAAGGTGTTTAAATCTAAAAATAAATTATAAAAAAGTGTTACTGATAAGACATGGAGAATCTATTTGGAATCAAGAAAGTAAATTCACTGGTTGGACGAATATACCATTAACAGATAATGGTAGGAAAGAAGCTGAAAAAATTGCTAGTCTTTTAATGGATAATTCTTTAATTCCAAATATTGTATTTAGTTCTGTATTAGATAGATCTATTGAAACATCTAACATAATTAAAAATAATTTAATGAAAAAACAAGGTTTAGATATACCAATTCATACATCTTGGAGATTAAATGAAAAACATTATGGAACATTAGAAGGAATTCCAAGGGAATATATTCGAAACACATATGGAGACAAGTTTACACAATTAATGCGTAAAAGTTTTAATATGAAACCACCTATTTTAAAAGATTACAAAAATGTTAAAGAGTATCCTGTTTATAAAAATTGTTATTTTAAAAAGATAAAAAATGGAGAATCTAAAGAAAATGTATTAGATAGATTATTACCATATTTTGAGAATGATATATTATTTACTTTAAGTGAAAAAAAATTGCCATTAATTGTTACTCATAAACACTGCGCTCGTGTTTTAATGAAGTATTTATTAAAAATGAATGAGGAAGATTTTGAATATTATGAAATCCCGAATAAAGCGATTATTGTATTAGATTTTGATGATGATAATAACTATTTAACTAATAGTGTTATTCCTTATTAAATATTACATATTTTCACTTGCAGTTTTTTTACCATGACAATTACGACATAATGCGATTAAATTTTGAACATCATTTCCACCACCATATTCTAAACGTACTTTATGATCAATCTCGAATGTATGATCTAATTGACTATGACAATGCCCACATTTCCACTCTTGACTAGCAGCAACATATTTCTTTTTTGTTTCACTAACAGAACGCTTAGAGCCACCTTTTCCTGAACTTAAAATTCTTTGCTCTGAGCAGAAACCAGATGTTTTTGGCGGTATTCCATTAAATGACTCCATAAAACTTGATTCAGGTGTTCCAGTAAAATCAAAAATAGGACTCAACATGTCCATTGAATTTTTCTCTATTGGTAAATATTTTATATAATTATTTGCGTACAATAACATATCTTTGCCTTTAGTAGGATTTCTTTTTAATAAATAATAAATACCAATTCCTAAAATAGCATAAAAAATCATTTTATAATATTTTTTGAAAGACATCAACATTTTTGTATATTTTCCATCTGTATACGCGTTATATACAAAAAATGCTGTCAATCCTAATATAAATATTTCTAGTCTCATATTATATTATTATTTTATAATAATATAATATAATTAATAGTTAAGTATTATTAATTATAACCATTTGTCATTTAACCCATTCTTGGTGCTCCATTTCTATTCCTTGGAAATGAATTATATCCAGTCATAGGTTCTTGACCATAAGCTCCTTGTAATTTTATAGATTTCATGAATTGTCTTTGTTCATGTGTAACACGATAAATACCAAGCATTGCTAAAAGAATTATAATATAAGGTAATAAAACTAAGAACCAAGAGATAGATGTAAATCCTTTATCACACAACCATCCTAAAATATATGTCCAAATAAACGCAAAAACTAGATTCATAAATGCCGTCATAACTGAAGCACCACTAAATAAAGCTATAATTGCGGCAATTACAGCAATAACATAATAAATTTTTGCAGGTGTACATAACTTACTAAAATCTTTCATTTATACAAATACATTAGATTTTTATTTTAATGACAAGAAAAATGTTTTTTTGAATCTTTTAATTAATTTTCTTCTCTTAAATATTGATGATGTTTTAGATTTTCTTGTCTTATTTTTTCTTATACCCCTTGCTAAAGAACGTTCTGATGATGTTGTTTTTCTTTTATCATGTGCTACTACATGTATAAAATTTCCTAATATTTTTAAATCATTTAATAACTCATTTATATTAATAGGTTCATGTCGAGGTGTGTATAAATATTCGTTAAAAATAAACTGAAGTTGTTTAAATATTTTTAACTCATTCTCATTTAAACTAAAATAATTTGAACTAAACATTTCTAAAAATGGATAATAAACCATTATAAAACCCCATATATCCACTATTTGAATGTAAACTTCATTTAAATATTCTCTCAAATTAAGTGCTCCATCTGCCTTAAATTTTGTATAATGTAATAATACATCTATTATATAGTCAATTATAAATGGCATAGTTATTTCACTTTCTATTACACCGGGTTTACTTGGCTCTGATATACTTGTTAATGTACTGCTATATAACAAAAACATAATTTCATTTATAAACTTATAATGACCAGCACCTCTTTCTTTCATCCATTCATTTAAATAATTTATTATAAAAGGTCTTAACTCTGCTTCTTCAACTTTACCTCCATTTTTAAGATATTCTGAATAGTTTTCATAAAATTTATCTGTAAATATTACAACAGAAAAGGGAACATTAAACTGAAGAGGTCTATTTCGCCAATTTTTTGGAAATTTTGTAGTTGTACCAGGTTTATATTCGACAGTTAAACCCCAATCTATTAAACGTGCTTTCAATTCTGAACCATTATCATCTATTAATACATTAGAATCTTTAATATCACTATGGTAAACATTATTCTTATTCATTGGAAGAATTCCTCTTTTAAACAAGTTCATTAAAGCCATATGTGTTTTATATAATTTATCATATCCACCATTTGAATAAATATAATCATCTACTGGTAAACCTCCATTTGGAAGATTTAAAGACATAACTTCATCTAATTTTGTATTAATATTTGTTTTTGTAATATCATCTTTTGGAAGAGCTGTACATTTTTTACTAAATTCTATTAAATCACTAGCTGTTAATTTAGCTGGACGACATAGAGTTGAATCATAAATCAGAAAATAATCTTTGTAATTTCTTATTGAATCTAATTTATCTTTAATTTTATTAATTTCTTCATATTCTTCAGTGGCATGTCTGTCTGTCATTAATTTTGAAATTTTATTTGATTCTCTCTTAGACGCACCTTCGCATTTTAATGCTGGATTAAAAACACAACCATAACCACCAGATGCTATTACTTTACCTCCTTTATTATTTTTTTTAGTTTTTCCCATTTATATATAGTTTATATTATTTATCATATAAATAATAAATAGCAGCTAAAGTTGATACTAAAATAACTCCATAAACCAATTTCTCTTTAAGTTTATAATATTCAGCCATTTTTTCATTCTGTGATTTATATTGATTATAATATTGTACAAAAAAATTATTTAATGAAATAGGTGGCTTTTCTAGTTTTTCATTTATTTTATTATGTATAAAATGCATCCAACGTGTAAATGAATCTCTATTATCTAAATATGGTGTTATTGGATATATATCAATTAATTTTTCAAATTCCTTAGAGATTTGCTCAACTGGTATAAAAAGTGGTAAGTTCTGAACAAATTCATAGTATTTTTTCTTTGTTACTGCATTTGGATGATGAGGATAAGTGATTGCTAATGTATGTAAAAAGAACCAATAATGTGGCCCCCAAATTTTTGGATCTAGATAAGTAGTTATAGACATTAATATTTTCTATTAAAAAAATATTAATTATTTAACTTTAATAGTTATAAATTGATTAATACATGTAGACGGAGAATTTTTCTTGTTACAATAATTTAGCATACGAGTTGTGGAACCTCTACCTCGAGTACAACCTATATTAATTGCTGGTCCTGTAACTCTTGATGTTGATAGAAAATGTTTTTGATACAAACCTAAATTAAATCGATGCATTTCTATATATATATATAGAAAATATAATTTAAACCTAATTTGCTTATATATTTAGTTATATGAATAAAAATACAGCTATATGTAATAATTGCGGTAAACAAGGTCATATGTTTCACCAATGTAAATTACCAATTACTAGTTATGGAATTATTGTCTTTAGAACTAGCACAGAGGGAATTCAATATTTAATGATTAGAAGAAAAGATAGTTTTGGATATATAGATTTTATAAGAGGAAAATACTCTACTAATAATTTAGCTCAATTAAATACAATTATAGATGAAATGTCAATAGATGAAAAAGTAAGAATTTTAACATTACCTTTTGAAACATTATGGTTTGAAATGTGGGGTGAATATAATATTCAATATAAAAATGAAGAATATTCATGTAAAAAAAAATTTGAAAGTATAAGAGAAGGATTAATGATTAATAATAATTTAGTAACCCTAAAAGATATTGTTGAAATAAGTAAAACTAAATGGTTTGAAACTGAATGGGAATTTCCAAAAGGACGACGTAATCAAAAAGAAAAAGATTTAGATTGCGCTTTAAGAGAATTTGAAGAGGAAACTGGAATTTCAAAAACTGATATTAAAATTATTGAGAATATATTGCCTTTCGAAGAAATGTTTATTGGCTCTAACCATAAATCATATAAACATAAATATTTTTTAGCATTTATGGAAAAAACAAGTGACACTGATTTTAATTTAAATAATTTTCAAAAAACTGAAGTTAGCAAATTGGAATGGAAAAATATATATAATTGTTTAGAATCAATAAGACCATATAATTTAGAAAAAAAAGAATTAATTCTAAATATTAATAAAGTATTACAAGAATATAGATTATATTCATAATATATAGTATTATGTCAGAAAATCCGAAAAAGAAATTATTAATTGTAGAATCTTCAGATGATAAATCTAGTATTCCTAGTGAGCAAAATAGTCTCGAAAATCCTTTTGTGGAACAAACTATTGAACCTAAAAAAAATAAACCTCAAACATCATCTAATTCCTCATCTGAGGCTTTATCTAGCATTAAATCTAGTTTACCATCTTCTACATCTTTTAGTGTTCCATCTACATCCATACGTGAATCATTGACCGATATTACAACACCAGATAAAAATCAATTAGAAGAAGAATTTAAAGAATTAGATTGTAATGATGAAAATTTTTTTAAAAGTGATTGTAATAAATTTTTACTTAAAAAAGAATTTTTAGAACGTCAATATTTATCAGAACATGAAGATGAAGATAGTTATTTGTATCCTAATTTAAACGATAAAGAGTTTAATATTAAAATAGCAACTAAAAAAGAATTTAATGACACCAAATATGACGGAACAATTTATGAAGATATAAAAAAACAAGCAGATATTATAGCAAAAGCAGATTACGAACTTTCACCTCATCAAGCATTTGTCAAAAATTTTATGTCATTTCAAACGCCATATAGTAGTTTATTATTATATCATGGATTAGGTTCAGGTAAAACATGTAGTGCTATAGGTGTTTGTGAAGAAATGAGAGATTACATGAAACAAATGGGTATTACTAAAAGAATCATAATTGTAGCATCCGAAAATGTCCAAGATAACTTTAAATTACAATTATTTGATGAACGAAAATTAAAAGAAGTTAATGGTGTGTGGAGTATGAGAGGTTGTGTTGGTAATAAATTATTGAAAGAAATAAATCCAATGAATATGCCTATACCAAGAGAAAAAATAGTTAGTCAAATTAAGAATTTGATAAATACTTATTATATATTTTTAGGTTATGTACAATTCGCCAACTATATAATTAAAACAATGAATTATGAAGAGGAAGTAAAAAGAAAATATGAAAAAAAGGAAAGAAAAACTGAAGTGAAAAGAGAAAAAACTAAGATTGAAATTCTTAAAGATGTTAAAGTTGAATTGAATAGTAGAGTTATACGACGTCTTAGAAATGAATTTGACAACAGATTAATTGTAATTGATGAAGTTCATAATATTCGTAAAACAGATGATAATGAAAATAAAAAAGTTGCTATTAATTTGGAATTTTTAGTAAAGGCTGCACAGAATATGAGATTTCTTCTTCTCTCAGCCACTCCAATGTATAACAATTATAAAGAAATTGTTTGGCTATTAAACCTTATGAATACTAATGATAGAAGAGGAAGAATTGAAGTTAGAGATATTTTCGATAAAAATGGTAATTTTAAGAAAAATGGAGAGGAGTTATTAATTAGGAAGGCTACAGGATATATTTCATTCGTTAGAGGTGAAAACCCATATACTTTCCCTTATAGAATATATCCAAATGAATTTGCTCGCAATCATACATTTCTTGAAATCAAATATCCATCATATCAAATGAATCTTAAAAAGATAGGACATGAAGATAAAAAACGTATATTAAGTTTATATTTAACTAAAATTGGTCAGTGTAGTAATTGTGGCAAATGTCAATATTGTTGTTACAAATATATTATCTATAATTTAAGAAATAAAAAATTTACAATCACAACTAAGCAAGGTGTTATTAGAGAGATGCCTAGTTTCGAAAATATGGAATCATTTGGTTATACATTATTACAAACACCATTAGAGTGTTTAATAATTTCTTATCCTGTATCAGGTTTAAAGCAAATATTAGATAATATGCCTGCTGAAAAATTCTCTGAAGAAATATCTCCAAGTTTCAGTGAATCAATTTCTATAACAGAGGAAGATGAAGATGAAGAAGAAGCACCTGAACCTGTTAAACCTAAATCTAAACCTTTATTGATTGTTGAAAGTAGTGCGTCTGATAGAAAGAGCGCTGATGAAGAAGAAGGACTTAAAAGTTCAACAAGTGAAGAATTTGTTTTGCCACCAAAAAAGAAATCAAACCCTTTAATTATTGAGAGTAATTCAACTGAACCAGAAAATACTGAAGAAGGTTTAAGACAAAAAATAGAAATGAATCAAGAAGACATAACAAATATAAAAACAGCTACATTTAATGTTAAAAAACCACTTATTGTAGAATATTCAAATTCTGATAGTAAAAAAAGTATGGTACCAAGTGATAATACTATGGTACCAAGTGATAATACTATGGTACCAAGTGATAATACTATGGTACCAAGTGATAATACTATGGTACCAAGTGAAGATTCTTATGAACCTGATTTAAATATCAAACAACGTAGTCATCAAGGTCTAGGCACATCTATAGGAGGT